TGCGTTAACTGTACATTTTTTCCATCCATAGTATTCTCCTTTTATTGATAAATAATTATAGTGCGGAAGAGCTGGGATTCGAACCCAGGGAGCACCTGTGTTTGCAGATGCCCAACGGTTTTCAAGACCGTCGCCTTCAACCAACTCAGCCACTCTTCCAATTATTCTTCTACAGCAGATACAAACTCAGAAATATCGGAAACCAAAAGAGATAATTGAAGCATTCTTTCAGATTTTTCATCTTCTGGAGTATACTTTTGAATTAAATCATACACACCTAAAATACTCAACTCTTCTGGTGTTGGAGTATAATCCGAATTTTTCCACTTTTCGTGCATTTCTACTAATTCTAACATAATTTTTGCCTTTCTTTAGATTAAAATTTAAGTTAATTACAATATAATAAAAAAATCATTTAATGTCAATAGTTTACACCAATAACTTATTAAGTTCATCATATTCACTATCATCTAATAGATCATTACCTTCTGATATTATTTTAACTTCGTCCAATTCTTTACATATAAAATATTTAATTCCATCATTAAATATAATGATGTCAGGCATTTTAGATAATTCAACTAACTTATTATCTATTTCATCTAAAATAACTTTTGAAAAGATAGGATACCTGTTTATAATTTTCAAAAATTCATATGCTTTATTGTTGTTTCTAAATATTTGCATAGTTTAAATATAAGCATTTATATTGAAATTGTCAATATCATTTACATCAAAATACAAAAAAGTCCATCCGTTTTGTTGGCAATGTTGCCGTGCTAACTCTAGTTTCCACCCATACCCATACTTTTCTTTAAATCCTTTATATCTATCGATCTCAACTAAGTAATGTTTTTTATTTAATATAAAATAAAAATCAGGAATATATGCTTTACCATCTTCTCTATTAAGAACTATTGACTCGTAGTTATATATTTTTATTTCATTTAACTGTTCTAATAGTTTTGCCATTTTTAATTCGTAAGAAGATTTTAAATAAACTGTCTTATTATTCTTTTCAGAAAAAAATTTATACTTATGACCGTACCCATCACCGTTAACATATCTATTAACTACAGTCTTTCTAATTTTTTCTTTATGTTCATCAGTTTTTAATAATCCTGTCATTGCATTAGATATATTTTGTTTGTGTTCTTTTGTGAAAACTTTTTCTTTAGCAGACTCTACCATCTTATCACGTATCTCTTTATTTTGCCAATTTTTTATTGCTGTCACTGAAACTTTTTTTCTATTTTCTTCTTTATATTTTTCCCTATTTGCACCAGTAATTGCTTTACATCCTTTTTTACCATTATCACTTAATATTTTTTTATAATCGTCATCTTTATATTTACAATCATTAGAACAATAAATTAATTCTTCTGGATGATTTAATACAGTTTGTCTTCCTTTTGATTTTTTAGAAATAACATCAATATCATTTTCACAATATTTACATTTGGGAACTTCTATTAATTTACGTTCGACAAGATATTTTATATAATCTAATTTATGCTCAATTGTAAAATGATAACTCATTCCTTTATGATTCTTTAATTGTATTTGGCAAATTGGACAATTCATAAAATTTTTTCCTAACCATTAACTTATAGAAATTTAAAATAAAATCAACTCTCATATTTCAGAGAGTTGATTCGTAAATTTATTGGAAATATACTAAATTTATTAGAATAAATCAAGGTCTAACACGAAGATTACTCCGTAGAATTCAGGGCGGACCATCTGTTTCGCGTAACGAGTCATTACCCCTTTTCTAGGTGTGAAATCTTCTGGGTCAAACAATGTAGGCACAGCAACAAGAGGAATATAAGGTGCGTACACATATCCTGACTCTAAGAAGTTAGTTCCTTTATACCCAACAAGTAACAATCCATCAGGAAGATAAGGGTCTACGTAGACTGCATATCTATTTTGAAGAGTACCTGTTCTTATAACACCAATCTCACCATTAACACGATCAGCTCCAATATCCATTCTGTAATCTTCTGTCGACTCTAACATTCCTGCTACAGTAGCTGAAGTTACGATGAAGTTAGCTCTACCACGAAGAACAACTTGGAATATCTTATAAGACATTTTGTTGATCTTTTCAATCAATGTCTGATACCATTCTTTTTGTGTTCCTCTGAATACAGGACCTGCACCATTCGAACCTGCTCCAAATCCTAAGATGTCAGAGTTAGTTGTGTTAGCAACAACAGTACCTGCAGAGTTAATAGTTACATACTTACCAATTTTTCTTGACCATACATCTTTGAAATGAGCACCTGTTAACAAGTCACCAACGATTTCTCTGTCAATATCAATTATGATTTGTTCAGAAAGAATCTTTGTCAACTCTAATTCAGCATCAAGACCATGATAAGCATTGATATCTTGAGCCATTTCAGGAGACCATTTTGTTTTCAATTTACGAGTTTGAGAAATAACTTCGATTTTTTTGATCTCTAAGTTGATTTCAGGAATCTGAGCAACTGCTTCAAATTCAACTCTATTATCTACATCTGTTCTAGCAATAACTAACAATTCAGCACCTGTTAAAGTGTCAGATGTTCCAACTAAAGCACCACTTACTGAGTAAACAACTATCTTACCTGATGTAAGAGATTGAGTTGCAGTATCAACAGCGGCTCCAGAAAGAGCAGTCTCACCACGTAAAATAGGGAATGCACTATTAGCTGATGCAACACCAGATAAACCTTTGTACAATGAACTTTGATCATTGCTAATATTAGCAGAAGCAACAACAACATATTGTCTTAAATTAGAAAGGTCTAATTTAGTAATATTAGTTGCCAAGTTAAATTCATATCTTTGAGCTGTTTTAGTTGTTCCGTCTTCATCAACAAATGAAGCAACCCAAGTAGAAGTAGCCGCCGCTGTTGTAGCACCTGCATAGGTACTTGCGGAAAGAGATGGACCAGTTCTGAATATTCTATATCCGAATGAACTGTTAAGACCATAAAAACCACCACTAGCTAACTGAGCTCCAAGACCTTCTAATTTAGTGTTTCCACCGAATGATAAATTACCATAAAGTGAACCACCTGATGTATAAGGAGGTTTAGTTGTTGAACCTTCGTATTTGAAATCCAAATAGAATAACAAACCTGAAGGTAAAGACATAGGTTGAATAGATACAATTTTATCAGCAATCAAGTTAGCAAAAACACGTCTTACTAATGGGAATGCTATTTTACTAAATCCAGCAACAGATGAATTCATCGTTGATTCTTGCAATAAATAATTTAATGCTTGAGCTTCATTTTCCATCATTACTGCCATATTTTGCTGGCGAGTATAATCCATTTTCTCAAGTAATCCAGTTTTCTTCCATTTTCCAACCAATCTGTCTCTGATGACTTTTTGGTTTTGCACAAATCTCTGACTATCTTCAGTCAAAGTTTTTAGCAATTGCGCTTCATTTACCATTGTTGATTCTCCGTTTTGTTTCTTTACAAGTTTTATTTTTTTTTATTTTTTTTTCTACACTAAATCAATTAACTATCAAGACCAGCTAATTTTTGGAATCTGGAATAATTTTCTTTAGTTCCTTCATTCAACATATTATCTTGATTCTTTTTAGCAGACTCTACTATTTGTTTTGCTCTTGTTGATACTTGATCAGCAGGTTTTTTTGAATAGTGTTCTTTAAGAATTGGAACAACTGTATCAAAAACAGCTTTAACTTGAACAAATGATGTAGCTTTGTTTATGCTCTCAGCAATTTTTCTCTTATTAGCAGGAGTAATAGCAGGGAAATTAGAGAAAATTTTAGACATTGCATCCATTTTCTGATTGATCAATGCTGTTTCTTCTAATCTAGCTTTTACAAAAGAAAGACCTTTTTGAAGTTTAGCATTTTCAGTTTTTAATTTAGCAAGTTGTTGTTTCAACACTTTATTTTCTTTAACGACTTTTTCTTTTTCATCGTCTTTTTTCTCGTCACCTTCTTTGATATCTTTTTTATCATCAGCATCTTCATCATCAGATTCAACCGACAATTCAGAACTTTCCATATTCATATCTTTTCCGTCTTCTTCACCTTCACCACCTTCACCACCAGGTAAATCAAGATTCAAATCATCCATTTCAGCAATAGATTTCATTGCGTTGTCAGCTTTAACAGCATCTTTCTTTGTGCTCATTGTTGCTCCACCTTCATCAGGTGCATCACCTTCGATAATGTCTGGACCATCACCTTTATCTTCTAAAGATTCTCCACTACCTTCAATTCTTTTTTGTCCGCCATCCATGTCATATCCTGATGGATGATCAGGTTGTGTACCAAAAGGTTCAAGACTTTCAGTTAATGATAATTTCACATCTTCAGCAATTAAATTACTAAATGTAGCCAATGCTGAATTTTCAGCAGATTTTTTCAATCTACTTGCGAATTCAACTGACTCATTCACTAAATCTGTTGCTGTTTTTTGTTTCTTCTCTGCCATTGTCGATTCTCCGTTTATATTTAATTTTGTCAAACAGTTTTTTTATATAAATATATTATTTTTCACACTTTTCTAAAAAAAATGTAAAAATGATATTTTTTATGTGTGTAATTTGTTTTTTATTGTAGTAAGTAGATTTAATTCCACTTACTACAAATAATTATTGAGGTTTAACTTGGGGAACATTAGGTTTTGAAACTGCTTGCATTTGCGGTTTCTGTTGCATTTGCGGTTTCTGTTGCATTTGTGGTTTCTGTTGATTTACCTTTGGATTGTCCTTTAATGGGTCTTGTTCACCAATATTCTTTTCAAATTTTCCTAAATATTCTTTAAGTAAATCCACTCTGAATTGCTTATTATTTAATGCATTTAATACAAATTTATTAAAATATGGAATAGCAGAATTTAATATTTTCTCCAATACTTCAGTTTTTCCAAAGTGTTCACCCTTTTCTCTTCCAGGTAACATAGAAATCATAGTTTGCAATAAAGATTTTCCACTCTTTTTTTGTTCGGCAACTTCATTACATTTCTTAACAAACTTCTGTAAAAAATCATCCTGAGATTTAGGTTTATCTTTTGCACCTTCCATAGGAATCAAATTAGCACCATCAGATTTATATGTAAGTTTTCCATCAGACCATCTACCGAAACCAACATATCTCATTCCTAATGATTTTGCTTGTTTAGCCGCTTGGGATTCTTCATTTAAAAATCCTTCTAAGATTCCGTCTTTAATGTTTTCTGTTAAAACTTTCTTTTCCATTTTCTAATCCTTGTTGCGTAATGTCTCTTGTTGTGCTCTGTACTTACCAATAAGTCTTTCGTGTCTGTTCTTAACAGACGGTTTTTCATAATACATTTTGTCATGATATATTTTCAATATCTGACTATCTTTAACTTTTTTCTTAAACGCCTTTAATGCTCTGTCTAATTCCTTTCGTCCTTCTTCACCTTTAACTATAGGATTTCTAGGTTTTATTACAATTGCCATACATACTCCGTCATATTTGTTATTATTAGTTTTTTCATCTTATTTTCTTTAATTATCCATAAATGCTGACCAATTATTGTTTTCATCAGCGCCTAATCCATCGGGAACTGTACCAGATAAACTTGAACTATATATTCTTAAGTTACTTAACCCTGTTCCACTTATTTGACTTGTTGATTGCCAACCTCTTTGTTGCATATTCATCATTCTACTGTTCCCAGTCGAATTAAATACTATATTCTTAAATAATGTTGGACTACTATTTATAATATCTAATTCAAAAATCCCAGTAAAAGTGAAACTACCTGCTACTTGATAATCTCCCCAATCGAACCGACAAAAATCAAACACAAGAATATGGAATTGAGTACTTGTAACTAATGACATATCAGATATTCTTAATGGATTACAGTGAGAAAAAAATAAATGTGTATACTTGTCTGGATTAACATAAGCTATACTATCAAAATAAAGGGCATTACCTTTTTCAAAAGTGGTTGAGCCACCATATAAGTATAGGCTTGATCTTGTAGATGTAGATGGTCGTATATCCATATCATATAAATATATAGCACTACTAGTTGGTAAATTAATATTTATTTGCCCACCACCATAGACACCGCAACTTTTAATAATCATATTTTCCGTAAGTGTAACTACATCAGTTCCCAAATTTAAAGCACTTAAAAATATTACATTTTCTAATTTAGAATTATTAATAAAATTCCAATGCCCCACATTTGATTTTTGACTTGTAAATGTAGCGATACCATTAACTGCAAAATTTTCCAACCAACAATAACCACCAGTTACAGTTAAACTTTTAATTTTACTTAAATATTTATTCAATCCTTGTATATGAACACTGTCAATACTAATAGTTACATCTTCATCAAAATATTCTGGTGCAAGCATTATAATATCACCTGGACTATAATTAGCAAGAGCAGAAGCAATAGTCTGATATTCATTTATAGATGTATTTGTAGTATAATTATTTGATACATATAAAACTGTATTAAATTTCTTAAAGAAAACATTATTAGTTAATGTAGGTATATATTGAGATTGTATCCACCCTTGCAAATGGATATTATCTGGTATAATACCTAAACCAGTAGTATCTATTCCAGGATATGCAATATATATAACACCACTATCTGAAAGAGATAAAATAGCAGATTCGACTCCATCCAAAGTTAAAGGATATGAACCATCCTTATACCCCACATATCTCTCATATTTTTCATCAGAACTTTGAGAAAATAATTGAATTGAAAATATAGCCAATAATAATAATATTATTATTTTTTTCATAATTAATCTTTCTTAAAAATAATACCAATGTCCTTTGGTAAATTGTAATTCCACTCTTGATTGTGGAGTATTAAGAGTATAAACTAATGCATGATCACTTTTAGTTTTTATATATACTTTACCACTTCCCATATTTTTTATCTGAACGGATTTTCCGTCAATATAATAATTTTCCAAATAAATAGTTATATCACCATTATTAGTAAATGCTAAAATAGTATCATTTGCTTCACTCATTATATATTCTAAATCTGTAAGAAATAAATGAGAAACGTCATATTTTGTTCTTTGAGATTTTCTTATATATGTTTCATCTACATTAGGCATTGTTTTTCCAGTTATACTTTACTTCTAAGTCCTTTTTTAGTTTCAGAACCATCACTATATTGTCCTGGTGCTTTAACAAATCTATCCCCTGTAGGTGTTTTATCGTACCTATCAGAATTAAGACCTGTTGAAAATGCAATTTCATTTTCTACATCTTTTTCTTTTATAAAATCTTTATCCTTAACATCTGGTTCTATCACTTCTGCTTCTTTAATTTTCTTTTCCGTCTCAAAATCTGGTGGCATTAAAACTGTTTTATCATTTTCACCGACACCATCACCATCACCCACAGGTTCGCCTTCGGGATTATCTTTAGATTTTGCATCGGAAGATTGTGACCAAGCAATTTTATATGCTACATCTTTTGGAAATTTTTGCTTTAGTTTTTTAACTTGGTCTTCACGTCCAGGAGGAGCAATTTCCAATAATGCTATTTCAGGAAAAGTAAAAAATATACCATGTTCTTTAAATAATTTGCCACGATGAATTTTACCTTCTTTTAGTAATTGATTAAATTTAGTAAAATTAAATTGTTCCATCACAGGTTCTACGTGACCTTTTAATCCATTATCCAACTCCGTATAAAATTCTTCTCTAGACTTTTCATCTAATTGATCAGGACTATCAACACCATATTTTCCTAATATTTTATTATACTCTAATTCGTAATGTTCATCACCCTTATTAACTTCATATTTTAATCTATGATAAAAGTCAGGATTATCTAATGATTCTTTAATAACTGTGGATACTAATTGTCGCAGTCTATATTCATTAATACTTTGTTTAGCAAATTTACCAATTTTCATATAATCATCAACATCTAATTCTGCAGAATTAGATTCTGCCCTATAAATAGTTTCATATTTTTTCATAGCTTTCATGAAATTATCCAACGATACTACTTTCCAATTAACACCTAATCTACTCCCAACTTTTTTAGCCAATTGCTTCGTAAGATCAACAGATTCTTTCATAGTTTTTTCCATCTTTTTTAGTTTATCATAATAATCATAAGACTCTTTTAAATGAGCAAAAACAATTTTACCAATTGTTTTAAAGTCTTCATTTGTAGGATTATTAGGATTTTTTAAAATATCTTTATGCTCTAATTCTATCTTCATAGCATCAAACCATTGTTCGGGTGTCATCTTATTCCACTCTACACCAAGTTCATCACCAATTTTTTTTGCTATGTCTACTGTAAGACTCATGTTATTCTAGAAATTTTGAATAGTCTTTATTTTGTAGTTCTGACATAATATCACGCATAGGATTATGTGTACCATTAATTATTGCTTCATTTACTCTTTGAGCTTTATCTTGTATACTTTCTATAGTAACATTTTCAACCATCACATCAGGAATAGTAAAATCTAATCCCAATTTAGTATCCAAACTAACATTTGAATATTCTGTAGGTTTTCCACTAGATAAATCTAAACCTAGTATATTATTATCTACTTTAGGAGATAATCTTTTCATCTCATTTAATGCTTGATTTAATTCGGAATCTCCGCCACCAAATGCAACATTTAACGGGTCAACAAATTTAGAACTATCATCATTAAAAAATAAACTACTAGCAATATTTTGAGTGTTCTCTCTAATTTTTTCGGATTTGCGTTTCCAATTAACATCAGATGGAACAGCTCCCATCTTTTTAACTTCTGCTAAAACTTGTTTCTTAGCAGTATTTATAGATTCATCTATGTATTTTTTTATAACTGGAGATACTGCTTGGACTATATTCTGAATCATAAATTCCGCAAACTCTATTTGCTTCTCAGACAATTTCATTTATTCACCATTGTACTTATTTATAAAATATATTAACTTTCTATCTAACGCTGTAGGTTGATAGGTATTATTATTTATTTTGGAATTCAGATATTTACTATTCCACTCCATAATCATATTTTCTGTAACTAAAAAAGCACCATGAGTAGATGGATTAGAAACTACATCCCATGTGATTAAATTCAAATCTTCGGTAACAACATCCATATCACCATATTGCGAAAACTCTTCGGTCATACTCGCTTTAACAGTACTTCCCAAAGCTCTAGATGATATTCCTATTTTAACTTTATTATTAACTAACGAAACTACCTTATCTCCAGATGGATGTCCTTTTAATATTTGAACTTTGCCCATAAGATTATTGGTTTCCCACCATAAATCTAATATTTTAACAGATGCAGTATCAAACTCTACTATTGCTGAATCTGGGTGATCTAATTGTCCAACTATCTGATTATCCTTTATTAAAGGCAATAACTTATTTACTTCTCTTTCTAAAATCCATCTAGGATATATTCTCCCATTCTGATTAGGAGCATCTGCCCTTTGCAATATCCCTGTAAGGATAAGTTCTCCATTATTGTTTTTGATCTGATTATCTACAAAATTTTTATCCATATCAAAATATGATATGGTATCAACTAATAATCTTGGTGCACCTTTATCCATTAAATTTTCCTATTAAAAATTTGATTCTATATAATTCAAAATTTGTTGAACCTTTTCATTACTTGCAAATATAGTTCCATTACCTTCTTTTTGACGTATCATAAGAGTATATCCTTTGTTAGGTCCTCTATATGATTTAGTAATTTCAAAATTTTTGCCATCAAAAGATTCAGTATCTTGCTTATCCAATGATGATTTATCGTCTTCATCTATATTCTTTTTCTTAACTATGGAATTTTTATCTCCCATAGGAGCAGAAAATCCAGCTACTGCACCAGCCCCTGTATCCTCAGTAACTTTCATTTCAGATAATAATTTTAATAAATTCACTTTCACTTTAAATTATTCCCCTAAAACAAAAAAACTATCAAGAACTATTTTTAATTTATCTTCGACAGTTTTAGATGACTTATATGTTTGTTCAAACAAAGTTAAAGCATCTTTAAGTTTTTCTTTAGTATATGTCACGGTTTCAGTTAAAAATTTCTTTTTCATTTCACTATGATTTGCTCTAAAGTGTTTATTTAACTTATTTTCTATTAGAGATTCATCTGATGTGGAAATATAGAAATCTAAAATTTCTTTTTGTTGCTCGTTTAATTTATTATAAAAATTACTTCTATATTTAATCATAGCAATAAGTTGAGCATTTTCATCTAAACTATCCTGAGTTGCTTCAACAATCATTTTTTGTGCTATTTCTTTATTATAATGTTTTACTTTATTGTCTCGTATATGTTCTAATAAAGATCGTTCTAACTCTATCAATGAATGAATATCATTTATTTTTTTATTTTTACTATAATAATCCAATATTAAATTTATAGTAGAATAAACCGTATAATTTTTAATATTATGTTCAAAGAAAGTATTCTTATCCACAACACTATAAATTTCTTCTAACAATTTTTGCTTAACTTCTTTTCGTTCTTGCAAATTATCCTTTAAAGATTCTACTATTTTCAAACATTCCACTAAATATTTTCTGGCTTCATCCTTATCGGGATAATCACCATTCAATAATGCAGTAAAAACTGCAAACTCTTCTTTAAGTAAAGGATTTTTATAAAAATACTTAGTAACTATATTAATAAGTTTATTTTTCTTATTATAATTTTTATGCACTATACTTTCTACAATTTCTTGTAATAAGTATTCGAATATTAATCCCAAATTTGCACGTTTATTATGTACTATCTTCACTATTTTTCTCTTTTTTATATAAATATGAAATTACAATATATTTTCAGTTAGTTTAATCAATATTTTCATCATCAATAAATTGTTTAACTTCATCGATTATAGCATTATTTCTATACATAAGACTTTGTAGAAGTTCTCCAGCATTAGTAACTATTTCTTCTTCACCATTTTTTTTACGTTTAATACTCTCCGTAAGTATTTTCAAATTAGTATTAGATATATCTTTAAATTTGGAACTTTTAGATTCGTAAGGTCTTAAGATCGTAGATGATGCAGGTTTTGTTAGCAATCTATTACCAACATTATTATCACCTCCTATACTTTTTGATCTGAAATCTCCTGCAACATCTACATCTTCAGGATTCTCTTCTTCCCCTGCCCCACCCATTCCAGCGGCTAATGCATCTTGCGGTTTTTGAATATTATATTCTTTCTCAGCGTCTTGTTGATACTTCTTAACCCAAGTAGCACTAAAAGCGTTAAGTCTAGACATAAACTTATAATCTTCTTCTAATTGAGTATTTATAATTCCTATTTCATCTACTGTAAAGTTAAGAATATTTTGATATACCCATTCTCTACCAGCTAACTTACCTTCTAAAATATCAGCGGCGATACCAAACTTCTCTTTAATTACTTCTAGTTTTTCAACTTCAGATGCTGATGATGGATTTTTCATTTGTAATTCGAAACCATCAACTAATTCATCAGGATATCCACGTAAAATTAGATGTATAATTCCAATCTTTTTCAATTCAGAAATTATCATTCCTTGAATACGTTCTATAGTTCTACTAAATCTAATATCTTCTTGAGCGGCGGCGTTTTTTAAATCTGATTTAGATTCGTCATCCAATCCTAAATATCTCAATGGAACTTTTAATGATGTGACTAGTTTTCTTTGGATATATTTTATATCCGCCATATCGGTAAGATGTGTACTCCCCTTTAATGTATCTATTTTAGTTCCAGAGTCTTTACCACGAACAGGTATAACATAATCATCCATCATAGACATAGGATTTAACCTATAATCCAAATTACCTGTATTGTCAACATCTATAGGCATGTTTTTTAATGTAGTGGCAACTTCATTTACATAAGCTTCAACAGCATCTGGTTGTAATCCGCCAACATCAACATAAATTACTCTTCTTTCAGGAGAACGAACTATTCTGTAAATTAACATTGCATCTTCAAGCATTGTTAATTGTCTCCAATATCTACGCACAGATTCTAATATACTTTTACCATACGGATAAAAATCTTTATCGCCAAACATTCTAAAATGTGCAATTTCCCAAATACTAAATTCTCTGTCAACTTGATTGTTTATTATGAACTTAATAGGATTATTTTTATCCATAATGTCTTCAACACGTTCCACTTCATACACACTTAATGGTAAAACTCCACACACTCCCTGACCTAAACCTAAATCCATCAGTACAAAATTATCACCAAATTTTAATGTATCTCTAACCCATCCCCACAAATTAAAATTGGCATTAAGAACATCGAAATACAAATGTTCCAATTCTTCTTTAATTATTTTATCTTCTGTATTTATATGTAATACATCACCATCAATAAATTTTGTTGTACAATCATCCGAAAATATATCTAATCCTGCTTGCAATTCCGATGTGTAATCCATTACAGCGTACTCTGCATACCTTTGCAATCTATCGATAATTGGAGAAAACCCCATAGATTGTAGAGTTTGACCTGCTCTACCCATCATCATACCATTTTGATTTACATTACCAGAGCCCCCTGCTGTACCAAAATGTTTTACTATAGGAGAAAACTTCTTTATAACAGGAAGTTTAAAATACTTATCAAGTCTCTTTTTAGTATAATTTTTCATTAAGTCATTATCAGCCATAATAGTCCTATTTTTTTATATAAATATAATTTATTATTGTTTTTCTGTTGTTTTGTAATTATTTTTTAGGTTTATATCGTTCCAACAAATATCTAGTATCACCATACATATCAGATAATGGATTTTTATAAGGGTTTACCCTATCTCTAAATTTATTCATATTATATATTGGAGAGAAAAGAGATGCTTCAGTCATCACTTGAGAATCTGCTATTGTCTCAGTATTTCGCATAAAAAAATCTAAAATTTGTTGATTCAAAACATTGTTATTTTCTATGATATTCCATATATATTTTCTAATGAACATACCTATAGCAAATGCCATAACTAAGTCATCATTATTTTTTCCATTAGCACCATACTTAGGAGCAGACTGCCCAGGTTTACTTATAAATGTTTTTTGCTGTTCTAACATTTTTTTAGTATATATTTTAGTCATCTCGTCTTCTTCAACTGCATTCTTCATTATATTAACAGCAATAACTTTATTATTTATATTAGTCTTAAATCCAGGAATTAAATTATTAGATTTGTTGTATTGAAATGCACTTGGAACACCTTGTTTAGAATACTGATCTAAATACAAACTCATTCTAGTGTCGGTCCATATTATATGTTCGTACTTCCACTCCATTAAATAATTGGAAATCATTTTACCAGTAGATTTTTGTTCTATTACTATAAATGCATTATTATATGTTTCAGCAATATCCATGAGAACTTTAGAAAATTGTTTTTCATTTAGTTCTTTATGTGCAAATTCCAACATAACACTGTCATCCATCAGATCAAACCCAATAATAGCACTAGCATCTCGTTCTTCACCAAGACCTTCGGCACTATCAACAGAAAAAAAATATTTATGATCTGGTATAGGTAAAGAATATACATTTAAATTTTCATATATCTGTCCAGATTTACAAACAAAATTAGGAATCTCTTTAATACCATCTACAGTATTGCGTTTAAGTATGGCATTTATCTTTCCTAATGATATTACAGATTGTGATGAAGCTTCAAACGAACATTCATACTCTTGTCTGAACTTCTTCATATTGTATCGTAAATTTGCAAGTGTTCTTTGTTTCCACTTTTCATCACGGCCTGGCATTTGCCACCAATACAATTTAGTTGCCTTGAATTCATTATCACCATTCTCAGCAGAAGTCCAAATATCATGAAATAAATTACCTTCACCATTAGGTGTTGATAATAATATTGCCCTACCACCATTAGATACTGTAGGATAAGCAGAATCCCACAATGAATCTACATTTTCAATAAAAGCCGCTTCATCCAATACAAGAAAACTTGCAGTAAATGAACGACCAGATTTACTTGTAGATGTTAACGCTTTAACACGACTACCGTTTGCTAATTCTATAGATTCTTTATTTCTAGGATTGGTTATAACAGGTCTAACATACTTAGGAAGTCCTTCCAAAAATATTTTTATCTTTAAAATTAGTTCCTTTGCAACGTCTTCATTAATAGCAATAATAATTATATCCGATTGAGGATGAAATATAATATGTGTTCCTAGATAAGCACCAACTATAGTAGAAATTCCTAACTGTCTAGCTTTCAAAATAATATTAAAATCATTATCCTGAAGATTTCTTGCAAGTTCTTCCTGATAATCAAACATATTAAATCTTATGATTCCCCCAGGAACACGAATTCTACCAAAATCCTTTATAAACGCAATATGATTACTTTTATAATATGCAATTTTCTGTATTAATTCTTCTTTTGTAGGTCTACCTACAGGTTTTCTCTCCACATCGGACAATACTACTCTCCAAATTTACCCTTACTAAATTTTTCATCTGTTATAATAACCATTGCTGTTTCTGAATCGTTTTCAGGTTCATCAAACATAGTCTGAACATCAAGTAAACATTTATTGTGCCTGTAAAATACTTTACCTTCTAAAGTATCATACCCATAATTTTTATCTGCAATATCTACTTTAGTTATTTCTGAACCACAAATACAACAATTCATATATTAACCAATAAAAAATATAAAGCAGAACCTAAAACTAAGAATATAGGATAAAATGTTTTAAAAAATCTGGTCATCCCATATAATATTAAATATCTATCTCGAATTAAAGATAATAACTTATAATACACAGATGACCTCAACCACTTTTCCAATTCTTTAGAATTTTGTTTTCCCATAATAATACTCACTATATTACTTTATTATATTTATGCACTTGATCGTAACAGTTGTTATAGAAATTAACCCTATCTTCAACTTGATTATTTATATCATAAAATTCTGTAACAAATTCACTAGCACCATCTTTAACAAAATCAACTATAGAATTTTTAGATTTAATTGCATCTACCCAGAATGATAATGCATCTACCCATTCTTTAGGTTGTTCTGTTCGCATAGCACAATGTTTAATATGAATTTTTTTAAGTTCTTCTGGTAAAAATGTAGTATATTCCTGATAACCACCGATATTACTATACACATTTATATTTTTATATCTAGCACCTTCTACAATTTTAATTTCACTTTTTCTAGAATTAAATCCGTTATGTTCAACATAAGCTAAATTTATATCCCACAAAGTATAAAACTTAGCATATTCTTCTAACGGTAACACCCCCAATAATTCTATTCTATTCTTATCAAAATCTTTAAACAGTTCACTTATCTTATAATGATAAGTATTTTTATAATCATCTACCTTTTCCCTAACAAATCTTTTTTCTCCAGTTTCAGGGTCAGTTTCATATTTATATTGTTCGTCTTTGTTTGTAACCCCTGCGATTTTAAAATCAACATCAGGATATTTGTCGTGTATAACTTTTAATATTTTTGATAATTTCTTAAGATCATCAAAGTGTGAAGTTAATCCAGCCCATCCTATAGTTACATTTTTATGTTCAGGTTTTGATAGATTCCATTGTGGAAGATTCCAATTAAAACCATTTCTAAATACTTCTATTCTATCTACCTTTTGATATTTCATAAATTCTCGTTTAAGCATTCGACCAGTAGTAGTAATAAAATCGGAATGTCCTAATTGAAATTTTGCCATCTCATGTTTCATAGAACCATACCACATTTCTTTCATAGCATGATTAGGTGGCAAATTAACTTCATCATCATCCACATCATGAATTACTGTTATTGGTGCTACATCATCTGGAAATCGTTTTGCCATTTTCAAATAATAACTATGTATACCACCAGCTCTATGCTGTACCCATATATCAACTTTATGTAACCATTCTATAGGAAAATTTTCTTGTTCCCAATAAATATAATTAAATGCATCTGGAGCTTTTTCAGCCATTGCAAATAGTGGAGTTAGTAATCTAAAAAAAGATGTGCCTGTCTCACTAGGTGCAGTAAATAATATAGTTTTCTTATTAGGGTCTATATTATCAAAAGTTGAAAATGCATTTTTTAATTCTAATCGTTCTTTTTCATTAGAATAAAGAAAGTTCATAAATTCTCCTGTTCTTATTGTTTTATTTGTTTTTCTGTTTGTTTTTTAAGTTCTTCTATTTTTTTAGATATAAATCCAGATTTATTTATAGAATTAGTTTTACAATATTTATCAAACCATTCATACAGATTCACATTTATAGAATAGGTTCTTATTAGTTTTGCCATATCACACCTTGTTATAATTATTATTTTTATATAATATAAATATAAAAAAATGGGAATGTTACATCATTCCCATCTAAAAATTAAAATTTTATCAAATATTCTTCAGTATAAACTGTTCTAACTTTTCCATTTTGTGAAAAGTTGTCACGATAAACTTTGGGAAATGTAGTTTGTTTCTCAAAGTTTAATGTTATAGAATCTCCTGTCAACAAAGATTTAACATCTCTTAAAATTGTTGCTATCTTATTACCATACTCCATTTCCAATTCATAATCTCCTCGCATCATAGAATACTCTTGACATATAAATTGCACTACACATTCACCATCATTGCCTGTACCATTAAATACGGCACTCATATACTTATCTCTAGGAATAGGAAAAACTACATCTAAAATAGTTAGTTGATCAAAATCTGTCATGTGTAATCCATCAATAGGAGATTGTTTAACTATATTGTTTACAATATAAAAATTATCTTGTAAGTATTTTGAAAATTGGTTTAATTTACAATGGAAGTCCATATTTTTTCTCTCTTTCTGTTATCAATTTTATTAATTTATCTGGTGATGGTTTTAATACTACTTCATCAACAAATTCTAATCGAGTAGATTCAGCAATGGTATTATTATCTATAAATGAAGAATATAAAATTATAAAAACTTCAGAACCAAACTTATCTCTAATAATTTTAGCTACATCTAATCCATTTTTAATGTCATTTAAAATATAATCTAAAACAATTATATCATTTCTTTTAACACCTTTTAGAAATAAATCTATATCACTATAAAATTTATAACAATGATCACAAATACCGCCCAAACATTCATCAGTACCTGGACAAATTTTTGTTAAAAACAATTTATATAATTGTTCAATTTCCGCATCATCATCTAAAATTACAACCCTATGTATAGGCATACCTGCACACATTTTATTGCTTATCTACTGTAGACTTTAAATTTCTAACAGATTCTCCAAGAACAGCTAAAGATTTTGCAACCGAATTCATAGCATCTGTAACTAAAGTTAATTGGGATTTTTGATCAGTTAATATCATATTTGTGAATTGTTGTCTCTCATTCATTAGTTTTAATTGACCATTCATATCTTTACGCCAACCATCTAATTCATCCAATCTTTCAGATAAATGTAACATTTTTCCATCTTGCTCCTTTTTTAATTCTATAAGTTCTTCGGAAGCATCGGTTTTAGCTTCTTTAGATTTTTCTTGAATTAGTTTAATAACACCATATATGATAGCTCCTATAGTCATTATAATAAATAATATTGATTCAGCCACTTGAATATAATCCATATTATTTATCTCCTATTGAATTACTGGTACTTGTTTTTCTAAGAAAAAATGTGCTTTAGCTCCAGATTGAAATCCACCACCTGCAGTTTTTATTATTCTAGCTAACCTGAAACATCCATCAACTATAAAATATCCTGCGGTTTGGAATGAAGTTAATGTAACCCAACTATTTTCTAAATTAGGATTTACTGTCCATGTTATATTATCTGGTGTTGGATATCTGTTGTTATTAAAACCTGATGTGAATTGTCCTGTGCCTGTAGCAGATGGTAGAGCTTTTTTCACTAACGGATTTAAGTTACTAACTTGAAGACTATATGCCGTAGCTCCACTAACTCCTTCTAAAGTAACTGTAAATCTACCATCTACAGATACTACCGTACTTGAAGTTAATGATGCTGTTAATGTTACAGTTAACGAATCTTCAAGGTACAGCATATTACCCATATTATTTATTTCGGATTTCATTTTGTTTCCTTATTCTGGTTTAGTTTTAGGTATTCCCAATTCTTGACTTTTTTGCCCCAATTTACTACCATACGCAATACCATTAGATAAAGTGTATAACACTATGACACTTTCAGGTATACTAACTAAATCTTGTTTTATGAAACACACAATTACCCACATAGCCCAAAAGCAAACGTTGGATACTAACATCATAAAAACAAAAGAAAATCGCATAGATGACCACCACTTAGTATCATCTTCGTAAAACATGGTAAAAAATTTAGACCAAAAGAAATTCCAAAATCCTTTATTGTCGTCTATTTGCATTGTAGTTCTCTATTTATTATTAATTATTTTTATATAAATATAAATATAAATACTTTTTTCGTCTACATGTATTAAAAATTCACTAAACGACAATAAATAATTTGGTTTATTTGAAAATTTCCCTAATTATCTCTCTAGCAGTTATAGAATAACCCAAAGATAAATAGATGTAATCGTCCGTAGGAACAACATACTTTGTTAATGAAATATTAAACCTTTCACCTATATCCACATACACACCCAACCCCAAATAATACGTATCAAATTTTACAGACTTATGAGAACTTCCTGTACCTGTTTCACCAAAAACACCAAGTCTATCCCAAAAATTCTCTTCTGGTTGAGTTATTAATTCTGAATTTCTTATAAGTAACATTACTTGACTATCTATTTGGGTTTCTGCATTATCTATCAATACACCATCAGCAAATATTCTTTGTCGTATAAATTTAAGAGAATCTAAATATATTTCTGATCTTATAGTTATATCAGGAATTATTATATCTAAACTATATGTTCCCACATTACTCATTAAATTATATTCTGTCTTACCTTTATAATTTATCTTTTTCTTTTCACCTTCAAAACTAACAATAATTATAGAATCTTTCACAATAGAATGGGTAGTATCGTCTATGACACTAATAGACTCTAATAATAATGTATACTTATTATTCAATACCAAATATTTATGCTCCAACCTAGACTTATCAGTTTGAAGGTTTCCAACCATCAATGCATAATTCTGTATACTATCAGCCTTCATCTTATTCTGATCTTTTAATGCTTCTATATTTTGTTCTTGAACTTGAACTGTATTAGTTGTCTTTTTAAGTTCTTCGGTGAGATTTTCAATATGAATGTATAAACCTATCCCGATAGCTACAAGTACTACCACAAGTCCTAATAAAATCTTTGTACTTAAATTCATAAATTACCTACCTATTATATGACTCCATTTAGAAAATATTTCATTTACTTCGGGTTTAGTGGAATTTCTACTTATATATTCGTCTATTTTTTCTTTAAAGTCTTTGAACGGTATTTCTCTAACTGTTCCTAAAAACCCTGCATCATTATATTGTTTTAGATATGCTTCAACAGCTTCCCCCATATTATCAAACCCTAACATATATTTATATTCATCGAACTCTTCAAAATCTGGAGATTTCATTTGTTCTATTTGGTATACTTTATCAGATTTCTTGTTCTCGCCAATGTAAACGTCTAATTCTTCACCATCAGACTTAGTAGAAGTATGTCTAATTCTTCCATAAGGACAATACATATATGTACGCCAAGGCTTACCATTAGGGTCAACCCCTGTTCGGTATGTTCCTTTTTTATTCTCAATATCTATTATAAGACCTTGAAAGTCCATATGTCCTTGAAGTTCATATTCTTCTTGGGATTCAAATATATTCATATATTTTTCCATTTAACAATTTTATATAAATATAACTACCTGACATTTATTAATCATTACCTGACATTTTTTATAAAATTGTCAGGATTAATGTCAGGATTCGCAATTCGCAAATTGCAAATCACACATTTCCAATATGACTATACCCATTATCATCAACAACAACTTCCATTAAATTATCACAGAAATCTGCTATGATAGGAACGTGAGAAATAACCATTATTTTTCCAAATCTATTTTTGAATTTCTCAAACAATATTTCCACATTATTAATATTATCAATATCAAATGCACCAAAACCTTCATCTATTATAAACACATCAGATTTAGGTAAAATACTGAATTCACTAAGTACTGCTCGGACAACCCAACTAGACATAACGAACTCCATTCCACCAGCAGATTTAATATCTCTCCAAATATCACCATACTTTTGCATCATAACTTTCAACTTATCATCTGATATTTCAAATCTAACATTAAAATTGGCAATATCATCCGTCAAATATTCTGCTATCTTTCTATTAAATAGTGGAACAAATCTCTGCAATACTGTAAATGGAAGTCCATCCTTATTAACAATACTTCTATAAGTTTTATACAAAATTGCATTTTCTACGGCAATATTATATTTTATCTTATCTTCATTTAGTGTTATAATAGATTGCTCCAATTTTCCTATATTAGACATAATAGTTACAATATTTGCTTCTAAACTTTCTATTCTATTTTTATTCAATTCTTTATCTTGATTTAAATCTTTAAGTTCGGAAGTCAACAAATTAGCTTTCTTTACATCTTCATTTAATTCCATCAACTTTTGATATTCTACTTGCAATTTAGATAATTCTAATTCATATATTTTATTTTTTTCCTGTAAAGACAAAATATTTATATTAGTTTTTTCCATATCAGTTTCCAATTCTTTCAACTGATTATCTATTTTCTGTAAATTTTCTTTAGATATTAATAACGATTTATTTTCTTCATTTATCTGTTTAATTTTAGAATTAATATCCTTTAGTTTATCACTATTAGATTTTATAATATCATCTAATCCTTGTTCAATATTCCCCTGCATTTTAGTTTTAAGCGCTTTACTTTTATTAAATAATTCAGTTTGACCTTTCAATAAAGCATCAGATTCAAACGCATCTTTAGCCAACTGACAAGATTTACATTGATCGTGTGTTCGCATCCACGGCTGTTTACATAATATATCAGATTGTCTTTCATAATTTTTAATAGTAGTTTCCAACTTAGTTATATTATTAGATAATAAATTAATCTTTTCTTTAAGTTCCAAACTTGCTTTATTTCTTTTATCTAATTCTTCTTTTTCCTTTTCGGTAAGTTGATATTCCGAATTTAACTTATCTGAATTTTCAAAATTATTATTTATAATAGAATCTATTCTATTTCTCTCAGACTCAACATCAATTTCCTTCAACTGTTGTAGTTTTAATGTATAAGTATGAAGAGTCTCTTTATTTCTTCGAATCATTTCATTGTTGTTGTTAATTGTATTTTTATTTTCAGATATATTATTAGACACTTCTGTCATCTTAGATACTTGCTTTATCTTCTCCGAATAAGCTCCAAGTTCAGTCATTTTAACATTTATCTTATTATCAACATCCACTATTACATTTTTATATTTATCCTTTAAATTTTTAATTTCATCAATTTTGGATTTATAATTAACAATACTCATTTCGTTAGATTCAATCTGTTCATCAAAATTAACATCAGTAAATTGTGAAACTACAGTTTCGTGTTTAGATTCATCTTTGGCGGATGCTTTATATAATAATTGAAATATATTAACACCTAAAAAATTATATAGATAATTTCGTCTATCAGATTCCCCACTTTCCAATATTTTAGCAAAGTCGTTTTGCAAAGAAAATGATGATAGTAAAACATCATTATAATTTCCCAATATCTTAGTTATTGTCTGTTTAACATCTCGTTTATCATCTTGCTTACCTTCATTATTTTCGGCATCATCAGTTACAAATTCCTTTAAAGTTTCATTCCATTTTTCAAACGATAACGATGAACTCACATTTTTTCGTTTCTTTACAAATTCTTTTGTTATTCTATAAATGTCATTTTCAACTCTTATAGTAAGTTGCATCCAACATTCATCTTTTCGATCATTTAATATTTCTTCTTGAGTAGAAATTTTAGGTGTTTTAGAATATAATAAAAATAACATAGCATGAAACATAGATGATTTTCCTGTTCCATTCTTACCTAAAATCGCAGTTATTCCTGGAAGTTTAGTAAAGTCTATTACACTTTCAACATCACCATAAGCAAATATATTTTTAAATCTTAATTCTATAGGGGACCACTTAACATTATATAGATTATCAGACGTATTTTTAAGTCTTCTATTCATTTCTATATTAATTTCTTTAAGTTTTTCCACATTAGAAATTTTATTTTCTTTACAGTATTCTTCTATTAATCCATTTTGAATATTAACATTACTTAAATCTACAGCACTATATTCTTTAACACTTTCTTTATGGTTAACAAATACAGTTATTGAAATATCTTTTTTGAATTTCTTTTTAATATCTATTTTAATTTGACCAAGTTGTACATCAGAATATTCATTGTATAATCTAGTTCTCAATGAAAATTGTTTGAATGGTATCTTAGCATTTACACTAGCTTTTCCTTCGGTACTTATTTTTATATGTTCATCTGTTATAGTAAAATATCCCCAATCATTTGAAATTTCATGTTCAGTAACTTGTCCTGTATCCGTATCTATCATTACAAAACCATGTTTATAATGCTCTTCCGCAAAGTTTTGGCAGATCAAACTACCAACCATCACATATTTTCTATCATTCCAAAATTCTCTCTTATGAATATCCCCACAAATCATATAATCAGCATTATTAAAAACGTTTTCATCTATAACAGCTGGCATCTCTTCCCCACTATCCAATCTCATAGAATATGGAGCACCATGAAATAACCCTATAGTAATCTTACCTTTAGGTTTATCAAATCGTGTATGAGTCTTATTCCTAAAATCCCACATGAAGTAACAATGCTTATCATCAATATTATATATTTTTTCAGTACCATAATATGTAATAGGATTATTTAACACCCAATGTACCATATTCTTTTCTACAACAGATGCTACAGCATCTAATCTTTTAACATCCTTACCCACATCATGATTACCAGGAATAACATCTAATGGAGCAATATCAGATAATCCCTGAAAAAATTCTGGAGCTAATGCTATAGATTCAGGAGATAATGTTGACTTGTGGTGAAATATATCACCTGCAATTACTATTCTGTCTGGTTTTAGTTCTCGCAACTCAGCATACAATTTAGAAAATACAGACCTATATTCTTCTTCTCTGGTATTATTTCTAATTTGAATATCTGCTAATGCTACTATTTTCATAATATTTCCTTTTTAAAATTAATTCTTCTCAACTTACATGAAGGTTGCATAGGAACAAGTTCCCACTCAGTACTATCATAATAGTTATCTTCAATTAACAAATCATTATTAGTTAAAAACTTTTTATCTTTCCTATTATAATATATACTTGTATCTATTTTTTTAATTACATTTTTGCATCTATTATACAACACAAATACATTATTAGGCATACTAATTCTTCTTTGTGTCTTTATCCTAATCCACCTATCAGATAATTTATGGGAAAGTATAGTTTGATTTCTAAGTTTAACTTTATCTATTTCATGATTTAATATATTTGTAACATGTAATCTATTAAGTACCCTACCACTATTTAACGCATAATGACATTCGTACACGTTTTCATACATTAATTTATATTTTTTACTATAATTCATTATAATAATTGCATCATTTTATATTTAAGATCGTAAGAATAAAACTTAAAATTATTTACATCAATAATTGGCATTTCACCAACATCCGAATGTTCGGATGATATTTCACCAACAAATATAGGAATCTCAGAATTAAAACTTTTAATTAAATCTGCTCCTTTTATAATATTTTTCATAACTCTCTTTCCCTTATCCAATATAAAAAAAACTGGGGTCTTATGCAATAGTATTTTCTTAAATATTAAGAAAGATTCGTCCATAAACATACCTAATAAAGGTATTGAGTTTTCCACTCTTGCAGAGTCAAATACACCTTCAAACAAATATACAGGTTTACTCCAATCAATTAAATATTCATTAAATATTATATCTTTTCGTTCCCCATGATTCATATAACCTTTACCCTTTATTCTTCTAGATACAGCAAAATTCAAATTGCCAAGTTTATCATAACTAGGAAACCATATTCTATCGGACGTAAAATCAAAATGCACATTTAATTTAAACATTAGCTCTCTTGTAAAATACCTACCATATAAATATTGAAAGTAATCACTATAAAGTGCTTCTTCCTTATTCTCAGCATCCCCAACATATATCAATGTGTCGGGCAAAACTACTTCTTGTTTTTTGTATTGTATTTCAAAGTTATTATTAAAAAATGAATCTATCTTACTTTGTCGGTGAGCATGTTTACTAATCTCTTTATACTTATCAAAACCAACACCTTTAACATGATCTCTAAAATACTTATAAAGTGTTCCTGATGAATCACAATTCCAGCAATGATATATATGTTTAGTTAAAGAAATAGAAAAGTTTTTATCATCTTTACAAAATCTGCAGGATGTTTCTACAGTATCTCCCTGAGAATGTAACCATTTAAATGATAAAGTTTCTACATAATCATTTATTATTTTTTTTAATTGTTCTTGTTCTAATGTCATTTTTTAATTAACTTGCAGGTAATATAAATTTTATCAGTTCTTATACATTTACTACAATGTTTAATAGTCATAAACTGAGTTAGAAGTCTTCCTCTTCGGATTATACAATAAACCCACTTATCTTTATAGATAAGATTTAAAAATTTATTAACTTCCAAATTAAATTCTATAATAGAACCAACTAAAGGAAAATTTAATTTAAACTTTTTATATAAAAGATAATATACTTCCATTAAGACAATATACTAAAATTTTATCTAATTGTCAAGATAAAACGTTCTTGCGACAACAAAAGCATCAGATATATCATAAATATAAGATTTCCATTTATCCGTTGCTCTAGGTCTTTTTTCATATTTTACGTGGGATTCTAAGTATTTTTTAACAAAATTGGCAATATACTCCTTTTTGTCTTCTTTATTGGGTAATTTATTCCACACAGAATATTCATCACCGAATAGTTTTTTTCTTGCTGTTTGAGATGGTACATAACGAATATTGTAACCCTTATCATATAAGGTATAACTGATCATAAAATTAAACTTGTTCAACATTATTGCAGAATTTATATTTTTTCCTGTAGCCATTCCTATTGGAGTTTCTATCAACACATTTCTTATTTTATTTTTAGACAATACGGATGTTACTTGCTGTATTACTAAGTCTGCCTTTTGAAATAATTTTAAATTAGAATTATCGTCTTCTATCTCAGTTAAATCTATATGACCAGCACTTATAACTATATCTGCAGAGCTCAGCACACACCATCCCACCACAGTAGTAGATATGTCTAATCCGATAATATTTCTAGAAGTGGTCACAAGTTTAAACATTATATATCTACTTGAATTTTAAATATTGTATCTATCTTTTTAGATTTTTTAAGTGGTCTGTGTAACTTAGCAACAATTAATAAATTTTCATTATCGTCATATATTCCTATACCAGTTACATACGTATTATTAAATTCAGGAACATATGCTGTACCCGATGGCATCATAGCAGAAGGATTAGTTGTCCTATTAAATTCATTTGATTTAGCAACACAAATAAATTGATTATCAGATATTCTAACCGCAGATGAATAATTTATAGAATTAGCTGTTAATCCAATAGCACTAATTATAATTATTCCCTTCTCATAATCAATAAAATTAGAATTAATTTTACCTACAGTATTAGATGTTAATGATGATGTTATAGATGTTGATGCTTCAAATAATCTAGCAACATTTATATATTTGTCTCGTTCTTTATTTAACAAATATTTATCATCCAATATTAAACTTAAATTACCACTACCTGAATATGTAGCTATACCATATTCTGCAAAATCATATAAAAATGCACCACTTACAGAAAGTATATTTAAATTTAATTGTGTAAATCCCTGCAACACATTATCATACACTTCAGGAAGAACTATAACAAAATATGGAAATGCCGTAATACCATAATAACTAGAAGTCCAATCTGTAGTTGATGCTGTTACAGAATATATATGAACAGATGTAACTGAACTAGATGTGGGATAAGCATTGATCTGTCGCAATTCTATAAATTGCTTATTATAATCTACAGGTTTAACAAATAAATTTATATCGTATTTAGTCATTTTAATAATCTATTTTAATTTTAATTATCATAGTACGTTTATTGGATTTTTTTATAGGAATACTTATATTGGCAATACCAAGTAAATTATGTTTATAATCATAAAATCCTAATTTTTTAAACCATATAGGATTGTCTTCCGTTGCTTCTGGAATAACATTTTCCCCCGAACCGTTTCTAAATCTATTAGTAGAATAATTAAAATCCTTTCGCAATATAGGAACATTTATAATGTAACTATTTTTATTTAATTTAAAATCTACATTTACATTATCTATAATAATAATATCAGTAGGATTATTATAACTCTCAATATCCCCAGTAGTAGAAAATACTACATTATCAAAATCATATCCTAAAAATGGTATTGTAGCATTAACATTTGTTTCATAATTAGGGATAGATGTATCTAAAAAATTATTATGTACTGGATAAGGCACATAATATACGTATGTGTTTCCACTCATTGTCCATTGAGACATTTGGTATGCTTGAAAAGAATCTAAAACTATTAATGCATAATCATAAAAAATTCTACCAACAACTAACGAATCATCATACCTAAAATCTGAAATTTTTGTACCAGATATAGATAATAAACCATTAGATATTGGTTTAAGAATTTTCATAATTATTTCACCAGCAGTAGATGATACTCGTTTATCGTATAATATATATGGTATTGACTTACCATCATCAACATCAAATCCGAAAGATGCAGATATTGATGTACTATATGCTACTGAACTTAAATTAATTAAAATATTTTTTTCGGGTTTAATATTACTAATACCATCTTTTGTTATAATTTTCTTGTAAGACAGAGATATTATGTTGTGTGCAGAATCTGACCCCACCCCACTCACAAATTTAGATGATGGTATAATTACAGATGAAGAACCATCGTTAGCAGTATATGATTGCTGTTCATAAAATTTTCGTTGAATATTATAATACCCATAATCATTTACAGTTAAAACATTAGATGTCATAAACCCAGTCAATGATTCGTCTCTTCTACTAAATCCAATATCATAATTGAATATTTGTGGTATCATTTGAAGTTGAATATTATCTTTAGATAATACTTTAAATGATGCTTTTTGATTATTAGTAGGTTTTGTAATTTCTGTATTAGACATATTTAATTATCTCAAATAAAAAAGGATGACAATTAAATATCATCCTTTTTATAATTAAGTTTTAATGAAATTTCCATTAGTATGTTATAGCTAACTTAAATATTAATTCATCTTCTGATGTTTTTTTAGCAACTGGATTAACTTTTGCAACAGCTAATAAATTATTATTAGCATCATAAACTCCCACTGTACCTGCAAATGTCATATTGCCCAAATCTAATATATCTTGTTTTATAGTTCCGTCCGAATTTCTATATGTAGGATTATTAGAATAATTATAAGTATTATTATATGCTCTACAGAAAATTATCTGTTTAGTTTTTTGTTGCTCTCTTCTAAATGAAACTGATGTTAAATCTATAGCGGTAGTACTGGTAGTACTAACAAATCGCATATTATAATTTGCAGATATTGATGAACTTAAAGATGCATTACCAACAACACTTCCCCTAAACACAATAACACCATAATTATAAAATACATCCCCAACACTTGTAGTACTTGCTGTAGGTGAAAATGTGGGCGATGTGGATATTTTTAATTTGCCCCTAAACAACCTATCCCCACTAGATGATATTACAGGTTCATCCTTTATATACCATAAAGTACTTGAAACTGCAAAACTTATAGATGCCGTTAATGATGACGGAGTAAGTCTTTGTTTAAGTGTTTCTCTAGGTATAGTAATAACTTTAATTATCCCTGCAGTTAAAGATGTGCTACTAGATTCTCCAACAATAGCTTCAATATTATCTAATCCAGATTTTTCATACAAATTCCATTTTATAGAATTATACATTGCAGATAAAGAACCTGTATTAGTAACATTATAAATAGTAATAGGTTCAGTTGTTATTTGATCATCTATTACACCATCTATGGCGGTAGATGATACTGTAGAAGTTATATCTAGTCCTACTAAATTTTTTATAGTTACACTTTTATTTATTATATCATTTGCTGATAATGGTGAAAATACTTCCAATTTAAATCTCCTTAATTAAATTTCATCCTAAATTTAATATTATAATATCATAATATTTTGAATTGTGAAATCAGATACTGCACCAGAATTATTTCCAGATATATTCACAGTTATATTTGGATTTCCTTCCACAGGTGTAACACAAAATACGAAAAACTTATGAGAACCATCGGCACTAGGTCTAGTTACATATGTTTCTGGCAGTTCCCAATCTCTACCATCCCTAAACGGATACACACTTTTTAATGCCTGTAACTGAGCTAGTACAGTTTGATAATCTTTACCAGATACAGGTATATATAATTGTTTGTTAAGTTCTATGATAGCTCGATTAGGATTCAATGTAATATAATTACTATTGTTAACGACAGTATAACTTCTATCAGTTCCCCACTCGGTAGTACTTAATCTAATTTCATAAATATCATAAATAACAGCTTCTACAGAACGAGGTTGTACAGATATTTGAGGTATAAGTATTTGTCCGTCACTAATAATCAATTTATATTTTAATTGAGTATTAGCATCGTTACCTAATGAACTTGCTTCCAAAACCATCGTTTCTAAAATTTTATTTTCGCCATCTTCCAAAGATAACATACCATAATCAATTTCATCATCGGCTAATGCAAACTTAGATGGTTTAAATTGTCCAGATGCTAATAACTCTCTACCTTTTTTTGTAATTACGGCATCTATGGTTGCGGTTGAACTTAAAAAACTCATTTATTAATCTCCTATTAAAATTATTCTATTTTTCGCACACTATCTATTATTGTAGTTATCTCTTGAATCTCTTTTTTATCATCATCATACACAATAACATTATCAGCATTGCTTTCAGTTTCTGGTGATATTGTATTTCCTGTAAATCTATATGATAAGTGTAAATTTTTAGTAAGTTCTCGTTTGACGGAAAAAATATTTATAACACTATTCATAACTACATTACTAAAATATATTCTCACCTTCTTTTTTATATAAATATAACTTTTTTCTAAATTATCAACAGATATACCATCTATTTTAAGATTTTTAAATATTCCCTTATTAATAAATTCAATAAAAAACTCAGTTTCTTGTGTAAATTCAAATTCAATATAGCTTCCGTCTACAACAGAAATGTCATCACCCACTTCAGAAATAACACCGTTTGAACGAACAATATATAAAATTGCGTTCAAATTTGTATTATCTGAAAAAATTTTAGAATCTAACTTATCCGATTGTATAGGACTAAGTTCTACCGTTTCCTTTATATGCTCTTTGTTTAATGAATAATCTATATTATCATCAGAAATACTAAATTTTACAATATCTGATATAGATTTATCATATTCAAAAAAATAATCTGAAAACACAAACGTAGTTTTAATTCTATTATTATCTAAAAACTCTGCCATATTACACCACACTTTCATTTATAGTTTGAGAATCTAGTATAGAAGAAGTTTTTGGTGTTAAATTTATTGTCCAAGTTAATTCTATTCTTTCACTAGGATTTACAATCCTAACTTCTTGACCCCACAAATGTTTAGAATTAATCCATGAGATTGGAACTACAGATTTAACCCCACTAACCCTACTACCAGACAACATAATAGAACCTATCTGTTGCGGAAAACTAGTATTATTAGTATAACTAACACTATATGTGACAGACAAATCGTTAGTGTTAGCACTCAATCCACCAAAATCAGCATCTGGTGTAAGATAGAATGCCGTATCTAATGCAGTTGACCCCATATTAAATAATGCACCATTAGGGTCTTTAAATGCTATTATTCCTGTAATACGAAAATTATATGCATCATTATCTGATGTTTCTGGAAATAAATATGTTCCATTTATTAATATTTTAGTTAAAGTACTCATTAATATTGGATGTACAGGTGCAGTTACATTATTTACTGTACCTTTAATATTCATAGAATTATCAGTATCATCTGCAACATTAAAATCTAAAATCCAATCTAACTTTATAAATTCAGTAGGATACAACTCTATAAAATCTTTTCCAGTAAGTTTTTTAGAAGTTATATATGCCAAAGGACTATACGTAACATTAAATACAGATGGAGCAACATATCTGGTTTTAATAGAAAATGATGATAGTTTAAGTGATGTGTACACATCATTAGCTGTTGGTGCGTATCTAAATATTTGAGATATCATTAATGAATTACTATTAATGGATGTAACAGAATATGAAGGAGTATCGCCAAGATGCCTTGTAGATAATGGTGTAGCAATATAATCTGCGGTTATGGATGGAATATTTCTTGGGTCCCCATAAAATTTTAATGCAGTATCTATTTGCTTAAATGCATAAATTCCAACATGATTGGATGCAGTTAAAGCTGATAATTCTGGTATCTTACCAGATATAGAATATTGAGATGCCACAGATAACATAGAAGTAACATTATTATAATCATCTATATGTCCTCTATAAAATAAATCCACCAATTGAGTTAGAAAAAATGGATGAATTTCATTATGCGATTCAAACGATTCATTCTTAAGTGTTAATTTAACAATATTTTTCATTTAATTCCTTCACTACTTTATGGTTTTTCTGGTGGTACACCATCAGCACTTATACTACTAGGTATAGCATAAAATCTTATTCTAAATATTTTATTTCGTGTATTATCTAATGGTTGATTAGTAAAAAATCTAACATCTCCTGATGTATATACCGTTATGGCAGTAGTAGATGTTGTAGTTAACTTTAATGAAAGTTTAGCTGTTTTTGTTTTAGGCAATCTAAATTTTTTAATATCTGTTGTATTTTTACTGTAAATAAGAGAATCATACCCAATACCACCTAAAGGTAATTCACTACCTACCTGTTGAAATTCATTAGGAATATCTGTCCTGTCTAAAACAAATAAATCTTGCTGACCTGACACTGTAAACTTAATATTTATCTCACCATCTTTTTCTGTACTAAAATTATTAAATAATATATTAACTCCAGAACCTGCAACAAAATCTGCAGATGTGGTAAATTGTGAACTAGTTAAACCACCGAAATCACTATAAGTTGCGGTTATACTATTTATATCTGTGGTTAGATTCCATCTAATTAAGGGATAAGTTGTAATGTTTACTTTATCTAAAATACTAAATGGAGTATATACAATTCTAATATCTGGAATCCATTTTATAAAAATATCAAATTCTTTAACTCTATCTTTAATTGTAATATAATTTTTAACTACTTCATTTCCTGTTATGTCTGGCGTTCCTATAGTATTTATAAATCTAAATATTAAATTAGAACCACTATAATCTAACATAGAAAAATTCTTACTTTTATTATTACCTGTAGTTCCTGAATCTAAATCTATAATGTTAAATTTAGAAGTAACCCCATCAACATTTTGGGTTATCTTAAATTTAGTTCCCACAATATTATCACCATAATCATCCAAATACTTAATAACTATAGGTGTCTGCCCTGTCAAGCTTCTACTTAAATATATAGTTTGATTTCCTTCCACCACAATATTAAAATTATCTACAACTGAAACATCTATAGGAGAAACTATATCGTTACCAGCATCAAAAGATGTAAACTCGTTTTTACTATTTTTAATATAATCTAAAACAATATCATTAGATTCGATCTCTGGTGTGGTAGTTATATACACAAAATCATCTATTACTTCACCATAATCGTGTGTTCCTGTAATAGATGGAATTATCAAACCAGATAATGTCATTACATTTACATTTCCAGTAGCTCCCATAGTTATCATATTAGATGTTACAGATACGGCAACTACATTACTTGTTAATGGATGTACCAAATATTCGTCTAATGATTGTGTTATTTCTTCGGATTGATTCTTATGAGTTATAGTATCAAACTCAGCATTCCTAATTATATGTTTATTTCTATCATATATAGGAGATTCTATCAACAATCCCATATATAATAATTTAGCAGTAGCTGGTAAAAACTGATAAAAACTTTTAAATAATCCAACAGCATAACTTTCAACATCTGATATTAAAGTTTCATACCCTTTAACACTTATTGCTGTGCTATAAAATAATTTTCTAAGAGTTTCTAAACCTTTATACTTATTACTATTTGATGATAAATCTGTAGATAAGAAATAATCATAAAAATCTATAGGGCCTAGTACATATTCAAATGCATTATTTAAACTTTTAGTAGGACTAGTAGTTATAGATACCCAATTAGTATTTTTATATAATGGTTTATTTATGTTTACTTTATCCCCATCAACAACCAATCCAGACACATATTTTTCCGTAGGCACTACTATTTGTTGCAATACATATCTACTACCATTTAAAAAATTGGCATAACCTGTAACTGTTCCAGTAGAAAATCCAGATGCAGAATCCAAAATAACTCTAGCATCTTCAGTTGCAATATTATCAAAATTATTTTCTCTATATTTATCGTATAGTGGCTCATTTAAATTCCAATTAACTAATACTGATGAAGATGATATTGTATTATCAACTAAATTTAACATCTCTAATTGAGTTCTATGTTTTATTTTTTCAATATAAGATAGTTCTCTATTATATATTTTAAAATTTATAGCTGAACCAACAAAACTATTATTATTATCATTCCCACATCTACCCAAATAAAATGGAGAAGAAGTAACAGGAAGTATAAATGGAGATACCGAAACATACGTACCAGAATATTCGGTAACGATTAAATTGGTGTTATCTATATGAGAAACTTCAAAATACATAGAATTATTAGTTTTAGACACAATTACAGTCTTAGGAAATCTAGAATACGCAACAGGGGAATCAATAGTATTCATCCCAAATACTGTTCCTGATGATGTAACTCCAGTAAAACTAAAATGCCCCATAACACTATGTTCCCCATAATCAGATGTGGTAGAAGTATTTACGACAGATAACCCATAAGCACCATTACCAAATAAATCTTGACTCTGTATTTTTCCTTTCAAATCAAACTTAAAAACTATAGACCATTCAAGTCCAGTTAAATTAAATACAGACGAACTAGAAGAAATGTTTCCTGATGCTGAATCATCAAACAACAACTCAAAATAATTAATAACTTTAGTTGTCTTTATATATGCAGGTTTATCGTAGTACACATATTCATTTATATCTATTAAATCTACATTAAGTCCTATAGAATGTAAAAATGCTTTAAAGCACTCAAATGTTCCTTTAGTTTTGTAAATGTATATTAAGTTCGCAAGTACTCTATCCCATATTTGAGTTTGAATTGCTTTTTCAGAAAACTTGGTTCCAGTTTTAATTAAATAATTTATAAGTGTACTAAATAAAAAATTAGTATGAACTTTAAATCCAAACAAAGTTAATAAGTTGAATGAATCGTATGCTCTAGGTTTATCATACTCGGAATAATTATTAGTAACATTAAATAAGTTACCAAATTGTGATGTATATTGTAATACTTCATCCATAACATTACCAAACATATTCATAGTATTGGCAAGAATATCATTTTCATCATACTCTATTAATTGATACGGAACAAACCCTTGCAATATATTTTTATTATGATGATCATACATCTTGGATTCTTCTATTATAGATTCCACGTAGCTAACATCATTTATGTTATATAAAGAACCATCAGCATTTCGTCTAAGATTTATTATAGAAATAGAATTTCCATTATATGTTCCTGTAATAGATGTGGAAAATCCTTCAAGCACTCGTCTTTCAAATGGACTATAAATATTTACATACTTTTGAGATTGTTCAAATAAAAATTCAGATGCTGTAGCCCCAGTAGTATTAATAGGATATGTGCTTATTATTTTGTTTATAGCATTATTTGTTATTGCTTCGGCACTACCAAAAAATATGAAGTTCTCAAATCCACTATATGATGGTTCAAAATTTATTCTAAAATCTTTATCAACATCAGATTTAACTATAACGGAAGTTAAACTCATAGCTGATATAGAAGCAAAATCTGTATTTGTGACAAATCTATTACTCATTTATATTCTCTCTAATTGTTTTAGGTTTAGGAGAAACTTCAGATGTCTTAAAATAAAATCTAGTTTGTCCTGATATGTTTTCCTTTCCCACTTCATAATAAAACAAACCAAAAGTCATAATAGACTCTCCCATCAATCCGCCACTATGCAATAAATCCAAATCTCCAAATTTGTAATTATACACACCATATGGAGAAAACAAATAATCATTATTTATTTTATTAAAATCTTTAATTGCCATTATACAATCCTACGTCTATATTCTTTTCTACCTGCTCTGGTTGAAACTGTAACACCTATTAAATTACCAAAAGAATCATATATTTTAAATTCTCCAGTTACCAAATCTCGTTCAGCATTACCCAAAATAATATTTGAAATATCATTCATAGAATAATCACCAATAGTTAAATCTATAGAAACCGAATCAAACAATTCTTCTTTAATTATTATAATATAATTTTCATAGTTAGAACTGTCCGTGTCTAATGAAAAACATAATATATCTAACTCAGTATTAGTTATAACAGAATTTAATATGCTTTGTTTATATTTAACCTTATTAGTAATTTTATCAACCAAATATATTTTAAAATTTCGCAAATCTGTAGATATTTTATTCTTTTGATTATCTAATATAATTCTTTGAAATAATTCATCTTTACTAAAAATAAAATTAATAATATCAGTCTCAGAATCAAATTCATATATCTTATTTTCATCTTCATAAAAAACAGTCATTAAATACTGTCCTGCTTCTAATTCCAATTCAATAGGATTAAACGGAAAATTATATACCGAACTTAATCTATTATTATAATTAAATTTTTGCTTTTCTTTAATAATAGTATTTTGACTGTCATATAAATTAAAAAATATTTTATTATTTATTTCATCAGAATCTACAGATACAACACTACTAGAAAACATTTCTTTAAATATAATCTCCAACGATATTAACTTCTCAGATAAATAATTAATATACCCATCAGTATTTAATGATTTAAGTTTTCCATAAGCACTATTTAACTTATCAACATTAATATCAAGTTTACGTAAACTATTAACTGTAAAATTAAAATTCTTATAGAAATCAGTATACAATCTAGACACATTAGAGTTAAGACTACTTGTATTGTCAGATACACTTAATAAAAGCCCACTTATAGAATCTAAATTACCCATTTCTAGTTCTCTTTTCTTTATTATCTTCTATACTAAAATTGAATATATGTTTAGGCAAATTATCGTTAGAATATATTACCATTTCTCCACTATCCAAATCTCTCTCAGCAGTATTAAAATAAAATTCAGATACATCCTGCATATTAAAATCAGTTAAATTTAGTTCCATAAATAAATCATTAAATATATTATTATGAAAAGTAACACTTTCAATACTATCAGATACGGACGGATAAATATACAATACCAATTTTTTACTATCATTTATAATTGATGCCCCATACCTAACTATATGGTATTTACTTCTCTCATTAATAAATACAATCTTGTCACTAAGTATATTATTATCTATTATGGTTTTAATATAATTTTCATCACTAACATTTAGTATAATTTTAGTAGCATTATTATTTATAGGCTCCATTTTATAAAAAGTAAATCCGAATTCAGACAATATTTTAGTAGATTCCATATTCTGACTGATCTTAATATAATATAAATTATCTACAGCATACGATGAAGAAAATCTAAATGTATTGTTAGTAACATCTACCGAAATAGGAATATCAAATTCTACAAAAAATTTATCTAAAAATGTAACTTTAATATCATCCGCATTTAATAATGAATTTTGATCACTTTCAACAATGTTAAATATATTTAAGTTCTTACCCAAGACATCACTTAACTGATCTAGTGAATTGCTATATTGATTTAACTTATCTATCAATACATCTGTGTTATCAGATAAATCAAAATTATCTATTTTAGATACTAACGCATACAGATTTTCAAACTTACCTATGGCTGTAGGATAATTATATATTAAATATTGCAGTTCCCTAATAACATTAGTTTGCTGAGTTGTTAATATTTGAAGTCTAGATATTATTTCTTCTTCTGTCATATTTATTCCTATTGTGAAATATCAATAGCTGGATACAATATAGAGTAATCCACAAAAAAGTATTGAGAATCTGCATAAGTTCCTATTTTATTTGCACTAACTACTACACCATTATTTTTAATTAAACTATATAATGTTATTTTAGCAGGTTTATTAGTAATAACTTTAAACCATCCATAATTAAATTTATTACCATAAAAAGTTGGTAAAGCATCATACGGTTTATATGGTGGTGGAGTTAACGGTCTAAAACTAATCACAAAATCAGATTGAAATGGTTGTTGATCATACTTATTCACATATCTATTCACAGTTCCACTTATACTTGCATACCAAGAATTATGTGAACCTGTAACATAAGAATTATTGCCACTTATCGTTTGATTTTCCAGCAATGCCAATGTAGGAATCAATATAGGTATAACCAAATTAGTATAATCTGCGGAAATAATATTAATATTATTAGCACCAGATAATGTAAACGTTAATTCATCTTCTATATATCCATATCTAAATTCTTTAAAAGCTCTATCCTTATATAATACAGCACCATTTACTTTCATAATATAATTATCAAAAATATCTTGTTCATCTGAGATTGCAAACTTCCATGGCTCACCATTCTGAGAAACAAATATAGGATGATTAAGCAATTCTCCTGCTCTAACTATTTCATCTCCTGCTCTGTATTTAGGTTGTAGTTTCCACAATATAGGATTGTTATCCCCACCAATAGTAACATTAACAGTAGATTGAAATTGTGACGGATTATCGTACACTATATTCCAAGATATAACAGGACTAACAACACTCAACATTTTTACATATTCTCCTTCAAGTGGAGACAATACGGCAATATTTAAATTCTTAACAGATAATCTATATTTACCTAAAGGTAAATTATCTTGTGTAAATTGTTGTACATTACTATAACCTTCCGAAGGAATAGATAATAAAACTTCATCAGCATCATCTAACAGCTCTATCTTCCAACCCCCTACAACTAAATTCATATTTACAATTACAGTACCAAACAAATTTCCAATAGGGTCGCCTATCTGATATACTGCATTAAATTCTATGGTTTGATTATCTCTCAAACTTTTAATTTCTACTAATGGTGTAGCATAACCCAAAATAGGTTTATATGTTACACTATATAATCCAACTTCCATATTTTCCAATATCACATCACCAACACCATCCATAATAATTAAATTTCTGGATACATTTGTTAATGTCCATCCTATATCTATATCTCCACCATCAACTAAACTGGGAGAAATTTTTATAGTTCCTGGAAATGATAAATCATTATCGGATATATTCACTATTTTATTAAAAATAGTAGTTTTACTTAATTTAAAAGGAATTATTATATTTCCTTCTCGTTTTTTAAATATAGAAATCATTGAGGTCTAACTCCTGCATTGCTACCTATCATAATAACTAAAACTAATAAATTACCAGAAACAGTATCTATACTTGTTAAATCGTATTCTCCCCTATAATATCTAACATTATCTATGGACATAAATATGTCATCATAATAATCTTCAATATTAAAATTTTCAAACGTAACTCCTATATTTCCAGATGGAAACAAGAAATTATTTCCCAATATTGGTTCTATTAAAACTTGCCCGACAAATCTCTTCTCACAACCTGTAGTGTTATTTTTAAGTTTATATCTAACATTAGAAATATCTGTACCAGGAGAATTATCATTATTAAATCCAAAAAATAATTGCATATCTCTATTATCACATGCAGTGACAGAACCTGTAAGAGTGCCTGTAAGAGAACCTGTAAGAGAACCAGAACAACTAGTAGTATAAATACCTACCAAACTTTTAGATTTATTTGATTCTACACCAACTATTATTGGTTCTGGCGTTGAGAAGTTTTCAACTGTATCGAATACCATAGTATATGTAGATGCATCCAAATCTGTTATAGTTTTGTTGCCGTTACTTGCCAAATAATACCCATTAGAATTTCCACTTAAAGTCCATGTAGCCAATTCTTTATTAAATGTTTTAAGATTAGAATCTATAATAACACTTAAATCTCCAGTACTTCTAACATAACTTCCAACAAACACAATAATCTCTCGCTCATTCAAAATTTTAGTTTGTGGTAATGGAGTTATATTTTTATATACCTGATCAAATACTATTTTATATTCTCCAACAGGAATATCTTTTAATATCATTTCACCACTATACGAACCATATATATTTCCTGTAGCATTATCAAATAATGTCCATGTAACAGAAGATTTATCTTCTATCCCTTGCAAATTTACAGAAATACTACCTGGAAATAATAATTCGTTTTTAAACTTGTCAACAACTGAACTTAATATATAAGACTTATTTAATTCTAAACTTATAGTAGTAGGTTCTTTTTTTCTAAAAATAGACAGCATTAAACTTTCCTAACAATATTAAAATTATCGACAGATGTAGAATTTACAACAGTATACGAATCCCACATTTTAATTTTATATATAGGTCTTATTTTAGCACCAATTCTAAATGATTTAGTATTCAATTGCAATATATATGCATCATTAATCAAACTTAGTTTAATCCAATCAGTCCATTCATAATTTAATTCCACATCTATAAGTTTAACAAAAAATTCTGATGGGTAAATCATTTCATTATTAAAAATTAATCCTATATTGTCAACTCCACGTTGTTTCTTTATATATGGAAAGAATTTCATAAATTCATCACTATCATAATACATATTTTTATTATATTGACTTGCAACACCAACAGACTGAATTAAACTATTAGATATGTAATTCTTATTAAAATTTCCTGTAAGTGAAACAGTATTCATTCCTACAACATCACTTTCAGTATATGCAACAAACCTTCCAGTTATGCTATTACCGCCACCTATTTGTGGTATAGACCACACATCAGTATATACTGCGGTAGAACTATAAACTGATTCAGGAATAGTTAAACTACATTTAAGTAATCCCGAATTTGTAGCACTAACAACAGCAGTTGTGGATGTTATAGCTACACCATTTTTATAAACCGAACAAAAAACATTAGAACTAGATGTATTATTAAATGCTCCATCTATTCTATACGGAAAATATAAATTTTGAGGTTTACCTAATATAAATCTATTTCTATTATCATATTCAAAATTACCATCAACTTGTATAAGAATTTTAGGATTCCACAAATTATGTGTGTGTGAAGAATAAAATCTTTTAAATTCGGAAAATGAAGACAATCCTTCATTTGCGAATTTCAATAAAAATCCATTAAACATAGATGTGGAACTAAAATTAACATCACTAGATGCTTGATAATCTAATTGCCCATATCTTTGACCTGTTGTTCCACCTGTTAATCCTAATTTAGCATCAACATATGCCTGAACATATCTAGTAATATCAAGTTTAGCATCTTCATAACCATCTTCAAACGATATTGTAGATGTTAATGAATTAACATAATCTCCACCTGGAACTCCCCACAATTGATTATTAGATTTATTATTCCAATTAGCATATCCAAATTCATTAAAATCTTCCGAATAATTATATCCTTCAGCCCAAGATGATGTTAATGGGAATAAGTCTATATTAAAATTAACACTATGATCATATTCATCAAAATCTAATTGTGTCAACATTAATGTTGCAGTTAATGAATTTGATGTTATACTTCCACCAAAAAAATCAATAACATCATCAAAATTAAAATCCATTAATATTCTGGAATATTTAGAAACTACATTAGACCCATCATAATTATGTAATAATGGTAAAATAAATGATTTACCTGCATTAGCATCCTGATAATAACTATGAATAGCTGTATCTTTAGTAGCATTTAGTATAAAAAACTTTTTAAACATTTCACATTCTCAATTTAAACTTTTATATAAATATAAAAAAATACAAAAAGGATAGAGATTACTCTATAAATTTGGTAGATATTTTAGGTTTTATAGTAAATGCCCCATCTTTTTTCAATTTTTTACCTTTAGGTAAATCTACACTCTCAACAAAAGAAACACCTGTTTTTTGTGTTTGTCCGTTTTCAGATGTGTTTACATTCTTTCCTGCATCCGCAGATAATTCCGCATCTTCAAATACTGATGCTTTTTTAACTGGTGATATTATAGGAGCATCATAAATATTTAATCCTATTACAGATTTAAGCTTAGATAAATCTATAATAATAGTATGAGTTTCTCTCGTAGAACTTCGAACTAAGTTTCCATCAGGAGTAATAGATAATGAACCTAATACTACCGTAGGATTAACAGTAGAAACTTTAAAGTTTGAACTTTGCGGAATTGCAGTTACACTAGATAATATCACAGATGGATTAATTGTAGATATAACTACAGTAGAACTTCCAGAAACCACAACAGTTGCAATTATTGTGGGATTTGCAGTAGAAATTATTATATTATTAATATCTGATGTTAAACTTAAAGAACCTAATACTACTGTCGGATTAACAGTAGAAGCATTAACATCACTCAGTTCAGAAGTAAGTGATAATGAACCTAATACTACTGTAGGATTAACAGTAGAAATTATTGTGTTACTTAAATTAGATGTTAAACTTAAAGAACCTAATACTACCGTAGGATTAATAGTAGATGATGATATACTACTAAAGTTAGATGTTAAACTTAAAGAACTTTGAACTACCGTAGGATTAATAGTAGATGATGATATACTACTAAAGTTAGATGTTAAACTTAAAGAACCTAATACTACTGTCGGATTAACAGTAGAAATAATAGTATTATTTATAGATGGTGTTAATGTATTTTCTGTTATAGTTACTGTCGGATTAATAGTAGAAATAATAGTATTATTAATACTAGGATTAGCAGTTGTAGAACTTTGAACTATTGTAGGATTAACAGTAGAAATATTAACATTGCTCAATTCGGAAGTAATAGACAACGAACCTAATACTACCGTAGGATTAACAGTAGAAGCATTAATATCACTTAAATTGGATGTTAAACTTAATGAACCTAATACTACCGTAGGATTAACAGTAGAAGCATTAACATCATTTACAGATGATGATATACTTAAATCTATTACAACTTTAGGATTATTACCATCATATGTTCCTTCACCATAAACTTGCCAACCATAACCATTAGGCACAGAAATTCTAACAATATTGATATCAGATGTTAAAGATACTGAATTTTGAACTGTTGGATTAATAGTAGAAACTACTATATTACTATAAGATGAAGTTATAGGTGGAATAGTAGATATAACTATAGGATTAATAGTAGTTATTACTACGTTACTCAATTCAGAAGTAAGTGATAATGAACCTAATACTACCGTAGGATTAATAGTAGATGATGATATACTACTAAAGTTAGATGTTAAACTTAAAGAACCTAATACTACTGTAGGATTAACGGTAGATGATGATATACTACTAAAGTTAGATGTGATAGTTAATGAACTTTGAATCACTAACGGATTAACAACAGAAGATTTAATATCACTAAAATTAGAAGTTAAACTTAAAGAACCTAATACTACTGTCGGATTAATAGTAGAAATAATAGTATTATTAATACTAGGATTAGCAGTTGTAGAACTTTGAACTACCGTAGGATTAATAGTAGATATTACTACGTTACTTAAATCGGAAGTAAGTGACAATGAACCTAATACTACTGTTGGATTAACGGTAGAAATTATTGTGTTACTTAAATCAGAAGTAAGTGACAATGAACCTAATACTATCGTAGGATTAATAACAGAAGATTTAAAAACAGTAACATCAAATGTTAGTACCAAAGAACCTTGAATTACTGTAGGGTTAATAGTGGATACTATCACACTATTGGTAGATGATGTTATGGATGTACCACTACCAGATGAAGCATTACCAAGTTCAAATGTTATTTTATTAAACGTTGGTTTAGTATAAGATATTAAACTTGAATTTACACTACTTAATGATGGTTTAGTATAACTAGTTAAACTAGCGGTAGGTGTACTTATATCTAATTTAGTATAAGGACTAAGAGAAAAGTTAACGGATGTTAACGATGGTTTTGTGTATTCCATTACTTACCTTATGATAAAAATGGACTACCAGGAGCTGTGTAGTATATTCCTCCATTTTTATATTGTATAAAAGCCGCTCCAACCTTACCTGTTCTAATGGTTGAACTCCAATTGCCACCAGCAGGAGTAGTTATAATTTCCTTAATGTAACCGTTTGTAAGTAGTTCATCATCAGCTTCAACAATAATAACTTTAGCACCTTCTACCGCACTACTACTTAATGTAACAATACCACTGATATTAAATGTACTTAATGAATTTTCTTCCCACACACAATTAACAAAAAAATGAGTATTACCATAAGGATTACTCGCATTAGTAGCTCCAACTAATCTAACCACAATACTTTCGCCAGGATGTAATACAAAATCATATAAATTATTTGCCAACAATAATGGTAAAACATTTCTATCTTCGGCAATTTGTTGTTCTACTGCCGTATGCATACGCATAGCAAAATTTTGCCAAACAATATCACCTGGACTTGCACCCATTCTAGACGTATCCCAACATTGACCTCTAAATATTACATTATTATCTGATGTTAAACTTGTATCAAACGGTCCTTCTTTAGATAAAATATCACCACCAGTTATAGATGTAGCTCTATATGTTTTAATCAACGGCATTACTGTTGTAAGTACAGATAAACAATTCATTTGTACATATAGTCGTTTCACATGAACATCTACTTTAGACTGCACACCATTCTCTACGGAAAATAAATACTGAGATGTAGAATCATTACCATATATAATTTTGGTTTTCGCAGTACCAATATATGTCACTGCCATATACTATGTCTCCTCCCAAACAACTCCAATAAAATAACTATTAGTTGCGGGATTACTAGTACCAGCGGCCGCCACAATATGAACAACAAGTGCTTCATTTTGTTTTAATAAAAAATCAACATTCTCTACCAATACAGGTAGTTGATCAAAATCTGGAGCAAGTATCTGCCCTACCTGAGTGTGCTCTCTCATTCCAAATTGTTCCCAAACAATATCAGCGGGAGTTGCATTAAGAGCGGCGTTACCAGCACCATCAGCTGATGCCGAACCCCTAACTATAACATTTGCATTACTGGCGCTACTCGAATTAAATTTTGTTTTTGTTAATGTAACACCACCTGTAGGAACAGCACATCTGGATGTTTTAAACAAAGGCATAACAGCAGTTAATACTGCGGTAGCATCCATTTGCATTACTAATCTACGAATCTTAACAACTACCGTTGCATCTGTATTTTCAATTGTAAACAAGTTTTGTGTGGTAGCGGCGTTACCTATTTGTCTATATGTTACCGATGAAAAAATTGCACCCATCTATATTTCCCAATTAAAAGTTATTCAGAAAGTCTAATTTGTAAATCTTGCAAAGTTAAAGTTTGTCCTACAGACACACTTCTATCTGCAGTTAAATCCCAATATGCTAAAACTTCTCTATTTGCTAAAGTTCCATCATTAGTAAGAACTGCATATCTAGCTCCATTTCCTGATATAGGTATCGGTCCACCAGTAGCAGTCCAAACAACATCCTTAATTTGTATATCTGCTTTATCACCAGAATCATCTTCAACGTTACTATCAAAGTCTGTACTATTTTTAGTTAGTTGATATCCACCTGCCGTATATCCATCACCAGCGGCTATTTCCGTTAATGCAGATAAACTATTAGTATCTACTGTAGGTGCTACTGCACTTGTGACTAATGCTATATAAAAATTAGTTGGTGGTGTTACGCTCACAGAACGAAAAACCCAATCAAAAATTCTAAATTTACCTTTGTTTGTTACAGCCATCTATAATCTCCTAAATTCTTTTTTTTTATATAAATATAAAATCTGCTTAACTATTTTTCTTTTTTCTTGTTTTTTTCTCAGGTTCTGTAACATCTATTTTATCTAAAGGAACTTCTGACAATGGAGTTTCAGGTTCAACTTCCGATGACAATACTTGATCTAACAAAGATTCTTCGATTACAGGTTCTTCTACTTTTTCTTCTTCGATTACAGGTTCTTCTACTTTTTCTTCAACTACAGATTGTTCGGTAACTTCCCCACTAACTTCCCCACCATTATCATCAATAGGGGTTTCTACTTTAGATTCTTCTATTACAGTCTCTTCAATTACAGTTTCAGATAATGGTGAAGATACGATATTTTCAGCATAATCACTAAGTACAGTCTCTGTTCCTACAGATTTTCCACCAGGAGCACTTCCTAAAACTACAACTTGTTTATTTCCAACTGCATTATTTTCGATACCAGGCATAATTAGTTCCTTTCATTTTGTTATTTTTATATAAATATAATATTATAAAGTTTTTACGTAACCTACTATATCAGTTTTGTATTTTAATTCAAAAATTTGATTAAATCCAGGAGAAATTATATTATTTATATTCTTAATTCTAAAATTAAATGATGAATTTGAATAATTTCCACCCACTAAATTATTCATTAAAACATCAGTAACAGTTAATACTCCTTCAACTTCATCAATCATTTTTACTATTTTACTTAAATATATATTTTCACCAAAATTAAATGAATTAGTAGTAAAATAATTATACAATGTTTGATCTATTCGTTCTTTTACTTCATCAGCATTGTACCCATCCTTTATAACAACTTCATATTGCAATCCAAGATTAACTATTTCACCATCATATATATTTATACTATCAGTTATCATCTTAAACTTTTTCAAAAATACTTTAACGTTTTCTTTAAGTTGAACACTAGTAGTTGCCAAGTTTTTATTAACATCTTTAGATAAAATATACAATCCAATTGCTTTATTATCACTCAAATCATTAACAGCAATTGCTCTATATATGTTACCAAATTTAGCTGGCAAACTAAATAATATAGCAGTAAAATCTTCTAATGTAACTGCACGTTTTTGAGATGAATAAAATATGGGAATTATTTGTTTAAGATCATCTACAGAAAATTCATCGGTAGCATCTCTACCTTGCTCATTGTTAGTTATACTAATAGAATTTAACACGTTCTGATATTTGGTATTATCTAATGATGCTAATGGTTGAGAAAACACCAACTGTTTAGTATTTATAGTATTTAATTCACCAACTCTAATATTGTAAGATGTTCCCCCACCATACAAATATCTAATAGTTAATGTAGTATTAGCAGGTGATAATCCCAAAGAACCAGACTGTAATATTAAACTACTATTAAAACTAAAAAATCCCACATTATCAGATAAGTTGTTAACTAAAAATCTAGCTGGGTTAGGATATATAGTTCCAGAATCTAAACTACCTTTAGAATCACCAAAAACTAAAGTACTAACTCCATCAGAATCCACATCCACAATAAATCTCTTTTGAACCTTTTCAGATTTTAACAATAAAGGAACTTCATATTTAGAAGCATTTTGATTAGGTTCTGAAATGAAAATTTCATCTTGTGCTAAATATTCTACTTCTCTCCAATCGTCACCTTCACTATCTTTAACATGAATTATTTCTAATACGTTTCTATCACTAGGTAAACTAATTTTTAGAAATGATTCAGGATTAGATACTTGATAATTATATTCATCTACAATACCTGACACCATCTTAACAGGTTTTCTGATAGCATAATACGTTGGTGTTCCATTATCATCTGTACTATAAACAGCTATTTCTCTATCTGTAACATCTTTAAAGTCTACATCTTGTGTAGATATAAATTGTTTATTGTCTGATGTTGAACCTACCAATCCTTTTTTAACTATAGGTAAATAATCTTCGTCTGGTTGAATTTCACCAGACACCACTTTAGATGGAACTAATATATATAATGTTGCGGTTATATTAGATTGAGTTTTTGCTTTATATTTACCACCAAATAATTTTAATGTTCTTATGGCATTTTTCAATTCATAAGGATTAATCAATTCATTATATTGGGCATCTTGATAAAATGATAGCACATCCCCCAAGTATGCCATCAACTCTATCATCATCATACCTGTAGATGTTGGAGTATAATCACCATAACTTTTTGGAAAATATAATTTAGTATAATCTATCAAATCTTTACGTAAAGATTCAAAATCTCTAGATGTGTATTTTATTTGTCTTGTTTTTTCCATTTAATTTCTCTAATTATTATTCAATACTAAAATGTCAGAAACGTTTATATTTGTATCTGTAAATTTAATTTCTATAGAAATGCGATTTGTATCTTTATTAGCATCCGCATTTACTTCAATAACATAATCAACTTTAATAGATGGAAAATACCTACGCATATTATCCTGTAAACTAGATTTCAAAATTTCTAATGCTTCATCTCTATTATTTTCAAAAAATATTTTACCTAAAGGAATACCTATCTTATTTCTTCTAATTACTCGTTCACCAGGATTAGTTAAAAACATATTTTTTATATTCTGTTTTACAACAGACATATAATCATCCACAGTATCGAAATACTCTTTAGTATTATTTAATGGAAATTGGATTGTCTTCATTAGGATAACCCTCCCCTAATATTTTTACTAACACTTATATTTTTCTGACCTGAATCTGTAGAATAATCTGGATTAAAATCTGGTTGATTAAGTCCTGTCTTAATTGGATTGGTTTTATCTAAATCATCTAACTGTTCTTTTTTTATAATTGTAGGTATTTCAATTTTATTCTTTGCCAAGTCTATTTTATTCTCAACCACTTGTTTAATTCCTTCAGCAACTGGATTTGCCAATCCAGCTATCTTACTTGCAATAGTAGGTAAACTGGTAGGACTAAGACTAGACAACAACTCAATTAACGTAGACAACACCTTTAATGTTTGAGCTCCAATATCTGTACTTCTAGCAATAGTCTCACGTTGTTTTTCGTGCAACTCTACATTCTTATCCTGATCAAATACTTTATTCTCCACTTTCATTTCCCATTATTTGTTGCTCATAGAGTTTATCATACTTATCTTGTTTCCACACCTTAACATCCGACATCTTTTTATTTAATATCTCATATGGTGAAGGTAATATATTTTCCTTATCTTCTTCATTATCCATTTCAGTTTTAGATTCTGTTAAGTTAGATTTTTTAGATTTAAATGTATTATATTTATAATATTGAATATAAGATTTAGAATCTGGAAATAATTCTAAAACTCCATTAAAGGATGTCTTTATCATTAACATCTTACCTAAAAATAATTTATTCTTAACTAAAAAAGAATCTATATCTACTCTCTGTCTTAAATATTGTATAGTTGAATTTGAAAGTTCTACAACAATAGATGAAATATCCCAAGTAGTTTTAGTATTTACAATAGTACTATATGCTTTTTTTATAACTTTATTGAACTCTTCATTTTCATTTGCTTTATTTATAATTTCTTCATTAACATGTTTTTTTACAGATTCTAAAAATTCATTTCTTTCTTTAGAATTCACAAAGTTAACACCATACCTGCTCCACATATATGCACCATAAGTATGCCCACATTTAACATATAACGATGTCACTCCCAACTTATTAAAAAAATTAACCATATTATAAATATATTTCCTAATATGTTCACTACCCATAAGTTCATCGGGCAGTCTAAGTGCCACCATATGACACACATAATGTTTTGTTTGCTTCTTAATTATATATTCACAATAAAAATCGGACTCACTACTACAAACAAATAACATACGTTTATCATCAAAAGAAATTTTAATACTCATATCCCCATTAGATAAATATATTTTTTTGGGAACAAATGCGTGAATGAAATCTGGAGATGCTAATCCTTGCTTTTCAAAATATTCACGAACACTACTATCAGATAATACTTCTTCTTTGTATGATATCTTTCCCTTATTTATATAATTAGTTATAGTTTCAAATGTTTCATTGTCTAAAGTACTCTTAACATTATTCATATAAGATAATCTATTTTGTTTTCTAATATATGGAGATATTTTACTCCCATTAGAAATATATAATTTTTTGGTAACAGGATTTATATATCGCCCAAACCCAATATATCGAAGATTGTTATACTTAGCATCAAATGATGCTCTACTTTCCACTAACATTATACATATCTCCAAACATATCCACCAGCAGTTTTACTTCTTCCCACTAACACATTACTAATACTTCCTTGATATATATTTAATTTATTAGATGCTTCAGATATAGATTCAAATGTTTTTATAAAATTTCTATTTTTATCTAACATATCTATTGATTTATATCTTTTTCTTTTAGTTTCAATTGTTTGTTTTCTACCAATAAGAGATTTTTTTATAGTTTCAATAGTTTCTTTTGAATGTTTTTTTCCTAACATATTCTTATTTCCAATATTATATAATCTTATCTTTTCTACATGTTCTTTCGACAATTTTCTTCCCAATAAAGATTTACTAATATTATTTTTATGTTCATCAGTAAAACTACATAATTTTCTTTTTTTACTCATTTTCCTTTTTGTCTCAACAGAAACAATTTTATTTTTATGACCACCAGATTCTAAATTATATCCTAAATTTCTATCTGTAGAATTATATAATTTAATTAATTCTCTTTCATAATAATCCGCCTGATCTTGCCCACAATACAAAATTATTTCTTTTTTAATATTATCCCACACATATTTGCGAATTGCTTTATTTATTAATCTATTATAATCTTTTCTATTTTTATTATTAGAATCTCGTTTATAATCATTCATTCTTCTATCAAATTTTTGTACAGTTTGCCCTATATATGTTTTTCCATTTGGAAATGTAAATTTATATATTATACAACTATTCATAATTAATTTCCAAAATTAGTTACTGATAAGATATTAGGTAGATATTTTTTAATAGTATCTAACTGGTTCTTTATTTGTTCAGTTCTCCAAACTAACGGGACCGAAACATTCGTGTGAACATGCTTAGATAAATCTGCATTTATAGTATCTATAACTTTAAGTATATCTTCCAACACATTTACCAACTCCTGACCAAGTACCATGTTCTGAACTTTATATGGAGATTTCTCACTATAAAATATATTGTAATCATTAATCAAAATTCCTACACTACGATCAGGATTATCAGGAATATCTTTAATCTTATTATGATATTTTATTTTAAATGCTGATGAAATATTTTTAGATGCCAGTAAAAATTTTCCGTAACTTTTTTGAAAATAATTGTCATATCTATATGATGTTGGTTTAGCTAAAGGAAATATTTCTATCACTTCACAAAAATCATTAAATGTGAATCTAACGTGCTGTCCATCTTTACCTTTATAACTAGAATCATCAGAAAAATAATACTTTCCTAAATACTCCCCCTTTTCGTAATTTATTATTTCTTTTTCTATTGGTCTAACTACAAACAGCAATTCTTTATTAAACTCAGCCATTTATATCATCCAGTTTTACTTTTATAGCACTTATCTTTTCTTCATCTGTTATCCATTTTTTAGATTCCATAGCAGAGATAATCTCTAATATTTCTTTTCTATCCAAAAGAGCTTCATTAAATGATATAACTAAATTGTCTACCTTCTCAGTAAATTTTTTTATCTTTTCATCTAATAACTTAGTTGCAGATTCTTTAGTAAGTTCGCTCATTATATTTTAACTCCATCCTTATATTCCGAACCCTTACCAGCATTATCAATAACATCGTTCATATTCCAATCATCTTCATCTTTATTTGATGGTCTATTAACTTTATTATTTTCCTGTCTCTTAACCCAATTTGCTTGAAGTTTTTGTAAAGAGTTTAGTAGTTGAATTTGAGATTGGACATTATCATTAAGATTTGCTAAATATTTATTAGGAATATCACCAAATATCATAATATTAGGTAATTGAGATATTTCATTAAATTCTTGAATTGCTTCTTTAAGATCATTAGAATCATTCATAGCTTTTCCTAACAGATCAACTATTCGTGTTCGATCTTCTCGCAAATCATCATATATTTGTTTTATTAAGTCAGATATAGTAAAAAATGTTTCAGCATCTTCAACTTTTTTGAATAATCTACTATTAATTATGGTATTATCGTCAACCATTACAATCTCCAAAAGTTATATTTTATATAAATATAACAAAACTCCTAAAAAGATGTATTAACAGGCAGTAATAAAGGATTGGGAATATTCGTAGGTAGCAGTATACCAGATGCCAGTCTGATATTGTCGGTATGACTTGCGTTTAGGTTTATTTTTCAATTTACATATAGGATGAACTTTATGTATTTTTTTCATCTTGATAGATTCATCTATTAGATCGGTTAAAGATATATCTTCACAACCAGATTTAAATAACCACTTACCTTTCATAAAAGGATGTTTGTCTACATATTTAGTAATATCATATAATTCACCACCATATTTTAGCGCTCCCAAAAACAATTTATTTCCGTCAGGAGATTCGGTAAAAAACATACCCATTATACTTTCTCCAACTTACAAACTATTTGTCTGTCAGGGATAACTATATTTTTTCGTTTTCGATATGCCAATTCTCGTTTCATATATTTTCTAATCCACTCTGCACCCATATTTTTTGTTATTATAGCAGTTAAATGTCCGTCACTCATTTCACAAATAGGTACATATGCAACATCAATCGCAGTTCCAGTTTTACCATAAGTTCCCCACTTTAATTCTTTTCTAATTACCTTGAATGGTGCATCCGAATATACTGTAAGTTCGGTATAAGTGTACCCATCAGACCAACCTCGTTTAGTATAATCATGTCCACCATCAACAGACACATTACCACACTCACAAGATTTATAATCGTGAGTATTATTACTAACTATAATATCTTTACAACTATTGCATTGAATTTTATTTACTATTATTCTTCGTTCTTTTTTCATATTACTTTAGTTTATTATTTACGATACAATCCTACACCAAAAATGTCCTTACCATCTACTATTTTTTCTTGCTTCTTATCGTTAGGAAGTTCTTGCCAAAACTTAAACACTAAAGTATTAGTTCTTTTATTTTCATCAGACTCTATCACATCATGAAATCCTATATATCCACCATCCCTAACCAAAGGTGAATACTTTTCAAAATCTTGTTTTACTCCTTCATAGGAATGATCACCATCTATAAATAAATAATCTATTTTACAACCACGTAACAATTCAACTAATTTATTATAAACTTCATCAGTATGAGAATTTCCTTCAATAAATTGAATATTGTCTAATGTGCCCGCCTTTCTAAACGCATTTTCTCTAAACTGTTTGGTAGTACCATCACACATATCTATACATATTCTTAATCCTGGATGTTGTCCTACACTATCCCATACGAACATAGAACCCCCTCGTTCAGTACCAATTTCCACTATAACTTCAGGTCTAAGTTCTTTAACCTTTTCAGCCATCCATGTAATTTCTTCTCTATCCTGAACTATATTAAATGTTGAAAATGCTACATCTATTATTTGAGATATATCTAATTTACAATTTGAACAGTCCATCAACATAGAATCAAATTCTGCCATAGTTATTCCGTGCTTTCGTTGAAATAATTCCATTTCATTTGTTATAGGTTTAATTAATTTTATGGTTTTTATATTGTCCGTTGCTCTTTGTTTAGCATTATGATAAACTAACGATGTGGGAACTAACTTAAGATTTTCTATCCCATAAGTCTTAATAAAAGTATATCCAAAATCTGGGTCTGTTCCTGCTCCTGGATAATAACCTTCATCATATCCACCTAAGTCTAAAAATATTTTTCTATCAATACAAAAAGGAACTACGGATTTTCTGTATGTAGGATTATCTAAACTTAATTTTATCAACTCTGAACTAATTAAATTATCATCCAAATTTACATCATAAGATAATCCAGAATAATATTTATTACCAACATTCCTCTTTGTAGATTCTATTCTTCTCATTGTAAACATAGAAGGAAATTTGGATGTGTAAATTGCGGAATGTAATTCCATATCCCACTCACCCATAACAAATTCATCATCATTTAAATATACTATATATTGCCCTGTTGCTTTTTTAGCCATAATATTTACAGGTTTAGCAATACCTAAATTATACACACTAAAAGATGATTCTACTAAAATTTTATTTTCAGATACTTCGAGTTTAAATTTATCATATTCTTCTCTTGAACACGAATTTATATGAACTAAAATTTCACTAACATAATATGAATTATTATTAATATAATGAATACATTTATGTAAACTTTCAATATCTAAAGCTGGTATTATAACACTAATCATTTTTTACGTATCTCACATTTTAAGTTTTTATAAAATATTATATTATCGGTCAACACCCAACCAAGTTCATCACCAAATCTATTTTTTTCTATATGACTCAAAAAATCAAACTTATTATACACTAAAACAGAAAATTGCCAAATATCAGTCTGTGAAAAAAATTTCGATATCGTAATAGATTCATATACCACATGTGAAATTACAAAAACAAAATCGTTCCTATCAACCCTGATATATTCATCACTATCAAAGAAAAATTTTGCCGTTTTATTTATCTTCATATAATAATATAATATTTATTATATTAAAAATCAATACTATATATTATTCCACAAATCTTTGTAAAATTGCATAAATTTAGATATATCACAATCTATAGCAACTTCTCTTGATTCGTCACTATAATCTCTATAGAAAAATGAATCTCCCAACAATGAACGGACATTCCCAACAAATTCTTCTGGTGTATTGACTAATAAAGCATTTTTTCTATGATACAATAAATTACTACCATCAAAATTATCTCTAAATGCTACAACAGGTAATCCGCAAGATATTGCTTCAACAATTACTCTCATATGTAATGCGAATGGATTCTCCATAACCGAAGGTCTACCCATAACAAATACTTTAGCACTATTATAAACTTCAACCATTTTCTTATGATTATATTCTGCAGGTTCTATAAATATATGATCACTCTTCCAATGATCAGGATATCCATTACCTTTAAATAAAACTCTTATATCAGATTTATCCTTGAACATTTCATATATTTCTTCCGCACCTTTATTTTCATTTCTACCGACAAAAAGTAAATCGTATTTCTTTTCTACATCTAATGGTTTGAAAAAATCTGAATTAACAGATTGTTGTTTTGGTGTTATGTAAATCTTTTTTTGATAATCATCTGGAAAAAATGTTCTCCATAATTCGTGATTTAATATTACATAGTCTGCATCTTCGTTGTAGTAATGTTGCATCATAGTATTCTTATCATATCCACCACCATACTCTAAACCGAATTTTATTCCCTGACCTTTATAATCATTAATTATTCTTCGTGCTGTTCCTTTTTGTCCAGAATTTCCACCATGAAAATTACAAATATCAGGTTTCCACAATTTAAATAACTGATTTATATGAAGCATATCGTCCATACTTTCATTAAATCTTATTATTTGAATTCTCTTATCATTCTCTATTCTATATTCTATTTTAGAATACTTACCTTCAACATTATAACAAAAAGTTTTAATATCGAAATAGTCAACTAAAGGAAGTTTATAATTATAATGATCATAACCACTTAAAGTTTCTCCCATAGCAAGAGGATAAAATGTTCCTGTAAATATTTTTTTCATATTACTTCTTCCAATAAAAAATTGTATGATTTACTTTTATCAACGGACTTGTTATATCATACTTAGCTCTAAAATCTATAGTAGC